ATTATGATAATATGAAAAAATATTATTTAATGGCAATTAAATTAAATGATTCTGATGCAATGAATAATTTAGCATATTATTATGAAGAAATTAATTATTATGATAATATGATAAAATATTATTTAATGGCAATAAAAATAAATAATTATGATGCAATGACTAATTTAGCAAATTATTATTATAGAATTAAAGATTATGATAATATGAAAAAATATTATTCAATGGCAATTAAATTAAATGATTCTGATGCAATGAATAATTTAGCATATTATTATGAAGAAATTAATGATTATGATAATATGAAAAAATATTATTTAATGGCAATTAAATTAAATAATTCAGATGCAATGTATAATTTAGCTGTTTATTATAAAGAAATTAATGATTATGCTAATATGAAAAAATATTATTTAATGGCAATTAAATTAAATAATTCTGATGCAATGTATAGCTTAGCAAAATATTATAAAAAAATTAATGATTATGATAATATGATAAAATATTATTTAATGGCAATAGAATTAAATAATTCAAATGCAATGTATAATTTAGCAAATTATTATAAAGAAATTAAAGATTATGATAATATGAAAAAATATTATTTAATGGCAATAGAATTAAATGATTATGAAGCAACATATAATTTAGCAGATTATTATGAAAAAAATAAAGATTATGATAATATGATAAAATATCTAAATAAAGCTTTTAATATAACTTCATATAATTTAATATTAAAATTAAAATTATATAAAGATTATAATAATATGAAAGTATATTATATATTACATAAATGTAATATAACATATGATATGGAAATAGATGAAGAAATAGAGCATTTAAAAGAACAATTAAATTTAAATAATATAACAAAAGATGAATGTATAATTTGTTATACATCTAATACTTTAAAAATACAATTTAAAAAATGTATTCATACAACCTGTATTAATTGTTATATAAATATGAATAAATGTTATTATAATTGTAAATAAAAATAAATTATAGATTAAATAAATCTAGTCAAAACAAATATTATCATAATAACAAAGACCATCATCATACTTACAAAGTAAGTCTTTATAATATTGAAGTTGTTTATCATATTTTTCTATTAACATATTATTATTATTACGGTCTTTTTCATAATTTAAATATAATTCTTCGTTATATTTTATATGCTTTTTATATTTTTTTTGTAGTTCATTATGATTTTGTAATTGTAATTGAAGAATTAAATTTTGTTCTTTTAATTTTTTATTTTCATCTTTAAGAATATTATATTTTATTTCAGATTCATTTAATAAATGAGCCATATAAGCAATATTACCTATATATAGTAGAGGATCATCTAATATATATGTCATTTAATATATTATTATATTTCTTAATAATAATAATAATAAAATACAATTTTTTTATTTTAATATTTATTTGAATCCTATCAGGTTTGAAAAATTCTTTTTAGAATTTTTTAAACGTGAAACATCAATTTTTTATAAGAAAAAGTGGTTCCAGCAAAAAATAAATATTAATATTTATATAAAATAAAAATGTATTAATATATAATATAAATAAAACTTTAATTTAATAATTAATATAATTACTATAATATGATGGAATATCATCAATATAATAAACCCATGCATTATTAACATGATCCCATCCATATAATGAATTAATAGGAATATTATCAAGTTCAATATTAGTTTTACTTAATCCAGAACAATTTTCTTTATTAACATAAGTAATATTTTCATTACATTTAAAAATATTACTAATATTATCTAATGTAATATGTTTTTCATCAACATCATTATCATATTTAATATATTTAAATCCACCAATTGTACCAATTGATGGGTCCCATTCATATTCAGTATATATTTTTGCAAGCATTTCAAAAGTAACTTTTGGCATTTTTTAATAATATATAATGAATATACTTATAAAAAATTAAAAATTCAATTTTTTTATAAGGAAAATGTTTCTAGGAATCTATTTCTTTATTGACTTCAAATGTAATATCTGATTCTTTATAATCAATAAAAATATTTTTATAAATTACCAAATTCTTCAGTTAATGAATTTAAAAGTTGTTTATAATAAAAAAAATTTAGTAAAGAAATAATATAATTTAATTAATAATACTAAATATTATAGTTATAACATTTAATTAAATAATAATTATTTCATAATCATCATTATTATTATCTTCTATTTCATAAATAGATTTAATATTATTATCTTCAAAACATATTTTATTATTATCTTCTATTTCATAAATAGATTTAATATTATTATCTTCAAAACATATTTTATTATTATCTTCTATTTCATAAATAGATTTAATATTATTATCTTCTATTTCATAAATAGATTTAATATTATTATAAATAGATTTAATATTATTATCTTCAAAACATATTTTATTATTATTTTTTTTAAGAGGTTTTAATAATATTTCTTTTTTTAAAGAAACAATTTCATATTTATTTTTATTAATTTTATTAAATTTAAATAAATAATTTAAAAACATTTTTTATTATTATAATAATTTATATATTTAATTTTGTGAAATTTGAATACATAGATTTATTCTATTATTTAAACTAATAAATTTTATGTTTATTTAATAAACATTTATCTATACATTTTCACATGAAAAACATGACTACAATAAATAATTATATAATTAATTTTACATAAATTATATGTTAATTCTATATTTTATTGTTTTACATTTATTAATTAATATATTTTTTTTTAATTCTTTATTAATTAATTTATTATTTCCTTGTTTTATATTATCATATTTATCTTTAAAATCAATTATATTTTAAATTAATTTATATTAATTAATTTAAAAATATCAGATTATTAAATAATAATATTATAATTATTTATTTTATTTTATTTTCATTTATTATATTTTCATAATATAATATAATATTTTGTTTTTCATTAATTTCATTTAAATATTTATTTATATTTATTTTATTTTCATTTATTATATTTTCATAATATAATATAATATTTTGTTTTTCATTAATTTCATCTAAATATTTATTAAATGATATATTTTTATAATATAATATAATATTTTGTTTTTCATTTAAATATTTATTTTTATTTATTATATTTTTATAATATAATATAATATTTTGTTTTTCATTAATTTCATCTAAATAATTATTAAATAATATATTTTTATAATTTATAATAAATAATAATAAAATAATAATAATTATTGTCTTTATCATATTTTTAATAATTATTTATATTAAATTTAATAATATTAATATTCAATTTTTTTATAAGGAAAAGTGATTCCAATTTTTGTTATATTGATAAATTGACAAAAATAACATAATTGTAAAGTATATTTTTTTATAAAAATTGTAAATAATATTCATTGATATAAATATTATTAATTTATTAAATGTCAAAAGTATTTATTGAAGCTTGTAATAAAATTAAAATATTAAATGACAATCGTCATAATAAATCTTATGAAGATTTATATATTATATTAAATTCTCAAGAATATAATGAAATAATAAAAAAATGTTTAAATAGTATACATGATACTATAACTAAAAATAAATTATGGAAAGAAAAAAATATTCAAGTTTCATATATTTTTGTTATATTTATTAATACATATTTATTAGAAAATAAAGGTGTTACTAATTTTGAATGGTATAGTATAAAAGAACAAAAATTATTATTGGTAATAAAAGAATTATTAGAATCATTTAATAATATAATAAATATGTATTTAATTAAAAAAGAATCAAATAATGAAATTATTGAGTTATTGCCAACTTATGTAAATTATTTATATGAATATATAGAATTATATAATAAATGGGAATCAAAATATAAATATCGTATGTCACGATATTATCTAAATATTTTTAAATATATTATTAATATATATTTTAATATTAATACTAGTGAAATAAAAAAAAAATATCTATTAGTTAAAGCAAATAGTATATATAAAAATATAAAAAATACTTGTATTAAAGATATAATTAAAAAATTTAATTCAAAAAATGAATTAAATTTTTTTAAAGAAGTTCAAAATATTGAAAAAACTGATTTTATAAATTTAATAGTAACTAGTGATTTAAAAACATATCATGAAATTTGTATAAATCAAAATTATAAATTACCATTTGATAAATATGATTATAATATAGAAATAGATATACCTACAAAAATAGATAAAATAGAAGAAAATATGAAAGAAACCCCACCATATTTTGGTTGGTTATTATATTATTTACAATCTATAAAAAATACAATTGAAATAAATAATATTATACCTATTTCTATAAAAAATATAATTTTAGAATTAATAAATGAAAAAAATATTATAGATAAAATTGAAATAGAATTATCTTATAAATTAGAAGATTGTAAAAACTTTTTTACCGAAATGATAAATAATATTATTATAAATCTTTTATCTATTTTTAAATATGATGAAATAGAAATAATAAATAATAAAATAAAAAATATTAATAAATCAGATGAATTATCTCATAATATTATTCATCTTTATATTATTGTTAAATATTTAGAAATAGAATCTAAAAATAAAAATTTAATATTTTTAACTAAAAATAAAATAATAAATTTAGAAAAAGAATTTTTTGATGAAAATTATAAAAAAATAATTAGAACATCTAAATGGATTAAATTTGAATTAGAACAATCTAATTTAGAATTATTAAATAACATTTCTAAAAATACTAATAATATTCATAATATATTTATATCAGAATTAATAATAAAATATACTGTACATTGTGGAAATCATTTACCTATGCCTGAAACATTAATATTAGATTTAGAAAAAATATTTGAATTATCTCAACAATTTAAAAAATATTTATTAATTTCACAAAATATTTATTATATTAATGAATGTCTAGAAAAAATGAATATTAATGATGATATTATAAATCAAATAGAAGATTTATTAATAAAACAACTATTATATATAAATATTAATGATATTAAAACTTCTGATATCTATAAAATAGTTACTTCTATAATAGGTAATAAAAATGAAAAATTAATAACAGATAATATTAATAAAAGTTTTATGGATACAGAACTTAAAAAAATTATTACTGAACAAATATTTACAAGTTGGGCAGTTATTATTAAAGAAATATCTGTTCATATATTTTTAAAAGAATGTTTAATAAAATTAATACCTGAAATACAAAAATCTGGAATAATTTTAAAAGAAATAATAAATATTAATATAAAAGTTCATGGTATAAGATATACTAAAATTTTAATAGAAGAATCTATAAAATTATTATAATTTGATTATTTAATTTAAATTAAAAATTGAATAAATTATATTATATATATATTAAATATATTATTAATTAAAATGGAATTTGAAGAATCATGGATACCTATTTATCCTGAATTATATATGAATATACAATTAACAACATTGAAAGATAAATATTTTAATATGTTAAAAAAATATTATGAAAAAGAATATTATGTAGCTGTTATTGATATTAAAACTTATTTAAAACATAATATTTTTCCATTATCAACAACAATAAAATTTTTATTATCAGTATTACCAGGAACTTGCAAAATAATAAGAATGAAAGAACAAGAAAATGATACATTGTTAAAATTTAAATTAGAAGATACAAATAAAAAAATATATATGTTTTATATTTATAATTTGTCATTATATAAATCAAAAATAATAATGATTTATAATACTGAAAAATTAGAAAAAATTATTGAATCAATAGATGATTTTAATAGTACTTTTATAAAAATAATTTATGGTGATACAATAATAAATAATAAATTAATAAAAAAAGCATTTGATTATTGCATTGAAGTTAAATTTAGAATGGCTATATTTCAATTTTGGATAAGCGAACCTAATAACATAATATATGCAAATGAATATAATAAACTAAATAATTTTTTAATTAATATTTCAGAAAAAGATATTTTCACAGAAGAACTATTTTCAAATGATTTTTATGATCTTTTAAATCTTTTAAATGATAATAAAAAAGAAAAAGAAAAAGAAAAAGAAAAAGAAAAAGAAAAAGAAAAAGAAAAAGAAAAAGAAAAAGAAAAAGAAAAAGAAAAAGAAAAAGAAAAAGAAATGGACAGAGAAATTGAAACGGAATGCCCTATATGTTTTGAAAAAATAATAATAGATACTTATATGAAAATATCATGTTGTAAAATGTCATACCATTTAAAATGCATTACCGAATGGTTTGTTAATTCTAATGATTGCCCCAATTGTGTGACTCCATATGATAAAAATGAATTAACAATATTTGTAAAAAAATTAAAAAAGCAAATGAGAAAGAAAAAAAAATAGAAAAAATTTTATTAAACGATAAATTGAATATAATTTTTTTAGATAATAAACAATTATTAAAAACATAATATTTATAAAAATTGCAATATAATAAATATATAGTATTATAAATAAACTAACTATATAATTGAATGAGTGATTGTACCAATTGTAAATGTAATATAAATATATTTTTAGGAAAAGAATTTAAGTGTAATACATGTAAAACACTTATATGTGAACATGGTAAAATAAAATATATTTGTCAAATATGTAATATGACAAGTATTCATAAAAAATGTGATCATGGTAAAAAAAAAGAGAATTGTATAGATTGTAATGGAAAATATATTTGTATCCATAATAAAATAAAATATGATTGTAAAAAATGTGGTTCAAAATTTTGCGAACATGATATTATAAAGTATGATTGTCGTAATTGTTATCCTAAAAGTTTTTGTTGTCATAATAAAAAAAAATATGATTGTATTAATTGTTATCCTAAAAGTTTTTGTTGTCATAATAAAAAAAAATATAAATGTGTTAAATGTAGTAAAAAAAAAGATATAGTTTGTTAAATAAAATATTTGTTTTCTTTTACATAACAAACAATATCTTTCCATACTGGTTCCCATTCAATTAATAAACTTTTCAGTTTATTGTTTTCTTCTTTCAACTTTCTATATTTATCAATAGTAATATTTAGAAGAATAGGATTAGTTGAAAATGTTAGTATTTCACGATCAAGTGGATTACTTACATGTGAACATAATCGTATATACAGTATAAATTGCATATTATAATTTTCTTTATCAAGATGCATACATTTTTCACACAAAATTTTATGAATTTCTGGCAAGCTTGGATGTGAAGACATTTAAACATAATATAGTTAAAATAGTATATTAATTAAAATATTCAATTTTTTTTTATTTTGTTTTTTGTACTTAATAAACTATTTTCTGAAAGAAAATAGTTTATATAAAAATAATGTGAAACATAAATTGGCTCCAATTTTTTTTTATTTTGTTTTTTGTACTTAATAAACTATTTTCTGAAAGAAAATAGTTTATATAAAAATAATGTGAAACATAAATTGGCTCCAATTTTTTTTATAAATAAAAATGATTTTAATTTATTTTATTAGAATTTTTTAAACGTGAATCAGAAATAGATTCATTAGGAATATATTTCTGCATTAGCTCCAATTTTTTATAATAAAAAGTAGTTTAGGATTCTTAAATAAATTAACTAATTATTAATTAGTATTGAAATTTATAATAATCTAAATTATTAATATGAAATTAAATTTAAAAAAAATTATAAATATAAAAAATGAAAAAGATTTAAAAAAATTTAATTTAAATAAACCTATATTTCATAATAATTATTTATTTCATTATTTAATAATATTTAATAAATTAGATATATTAAAATTATATAAATATCCAATATATAAAGAAAATAATAATAATTACAATGGTTTTCATTTAGCAGCTCAATATGATTTTGATATATTATGTTATTTAATTAAAAATTATCCAAATTATCTTTATAATAGAAATAATAAAGATAAAACATTTGTAGATTTATTACCATTGAATAAAATAATAATTATATATAATAAATATCCAGATTTAAATTGGGATATATTATTATCATATAATTTATTTTCTGAAATGATATCAAACGCTGAATATAAATATATTAAAAAAATTAATACTGACGTAAATAGATTTACTATTTTAATAAATGTAGCTTTATCAAAAGTAATATCTACTGAAAATAAAATTTTATTTTATAATAAATTTACTGACAATGAATTAAATATGAAAGATGAATATAGATATGGATTATTATTATATATAAATGAATATGATTTTAAATTAATAAATTATTTTGTAAATAGAAATGTAGATATATTTTATTTTACAAACGGTGGTAATAATCCTTTTTATAATGCATTAAATAAAGATATGAATTATAATAAATTTAAAATAAGTAAAATATTATTTAATAAATTATTAAATACAAATATAGATTTTATAAATGAATACGATAAATATTTAGATACAATAGGCCATATAATTTTATTATATAAAATTAATAATAATTTAAATAATAAATTACCATTATATATATTAAAACATTGTAATAATGAATGTTTTAATTTTGAAAATATAGATAATAATTCATTATTTGATTTAATAGTATTATTAGATTATGAAATATATTCAAAATTAGTAATAGATAAATCAATATCTAAAAGAATATTAGATAGAATAATAAATAATTATTCTGATACTAGATGGATTCAACTATTACAAACATTACCAATATATAATAATTGTAATAATATAGATAAATATTGTGAAATATTATTTAATAACTATAAATATGTACATTTTTCATTTTATGATGCTAAAATAATAGATGTTTTAATATATATTAAATATATTGATACCAAATATAAAAATATATATATACCAGTTATAAAAAACATTATACAATATACAAAAATAAATTATGCATGTCCATTTATAATAACCTATAAAAATCAAAACAATTATTATATTCATCCCTATTTAAATAATTTAATAAATGCAAATAAAGAGTCAAATATATATGAATATGGATTAATATATATTCATTGTATACAAGAAAATGGATTACATGCAAGTATATTAATATATAATTTTAAAAATTTAACAATAGAAAGATTTAATCCATTAGAAAATATAAATGATAATGATATTGATAATATATTAGAAGAAGAATTAACATGGAATACAGGTTTTAAATATTTATATTCAGAAAAAAATATACCTGATATTAATTTACAAATGATATCAAATGAAAGTGATGCAACAAATTTTTATATATTAGATTTTGGTGGTTATTGTTTAGCATGGTGTTTTTGTTTTATAGAATTAAGAGTACAAAATAAAAATATAAAAACATATATATTAATAAAAAAAATAATAAAAAAAATAGTTATGTCAAATATAACATTAAAAGATTATATAAGAAATTATACAAATATATTAGGTAATGAAAAGATTAAATTATTAAAAAAAAATAAAATAGAATATACCGAATATTCAAAACAAATTTTAAAACGACATAATTTTAATTTATTATTAAATAAATTAAAAAAATATTTTATGTTATTATAAAACTATTTTCTCTATTTAAAATAATGTTTTATTGTTATTTAATAGCAAATGCTAATAATACTACATATAATGGATATACAAATAATTTAAAAAGAAGATTAAGACAACATAACGGTGAAATATGCGGTGGTGCAAAATCTACAAAAAACAAAGGCCCTTGGAATTATGTTTTTATAATAACAAAACCGGATTGGACTAAAAACGAAGCGATGTCATTAGAATGGCATATAAGATATCCAACTAATAAAAAACCAAGACCGCGAGAATATAAAGGTGTAAATGGACGTATAAATTCATTAACTTTATTAATGAAAGAAGAATATGAATTATATATATTAGATGAATATATAAATTTATATAATAATTCTAAATCTTTATCAAATATAATTTTATAAATATAAATTTTTAAATATTATTAATAAAATCATCATCAATTTTAATTTCATTCATTTTTTTTTCTAAAACATCATATTCAAACATAACTGTTGATTGTTTATCAATTTCCATATTTATAATATGTGCTAGTTCACCCATTTTATGTAATCTTTTAATATCATCTGGTGAATATTTATGTATAATATAATATCTATTATTATTATTATTATCAGTACATGAATCGGGATGTAATAAAACAATATTACCTTTTTCAATACGTTGTTTATTAGGTCCATGTGTTAATGTTCCACGTAATTTAACATTAATTGTTTCATTATTTTTAATTAAAGTAACTTCAAAACGACTTGAACCTTTAGGTGCAATAACTTCAGCATATTCTTGATCTTCTTTATCTATTTTTAAAATAAAATCATTTTGTTTTTTTTTAGAATGTTTTTTTTTATGTGTAAGCGTTGTCATACTTACATTCAAGTAATAATATTATTTTAAATATAAATAATTTTAAAATATTATATTAATAAGTATCATAATCACTATTTTCTTTATCACTATTTTCTTTATCACTATCTTTTTCATCATCTTTTTCATCACTATTAGGTAAATTAGAAAAAATAATATCATTAATATCATGTGATTCTTCAGTATATTCATCTAACATTTTATCATTATTACATAATCCAACTATTTCTATTGAAAGAAAGGGATCTCTATTTGCTTTATCTAATTGAATAATACATGTTGAATTGATAAGTTGTTGTTTAATGCCTTTAGGTATTTTTTTTCTAGATTTAGCTCCTTCAATATGTTTAACTCTAAATATTGCACTAGTTTCAATAGGTTTATCATTATTAAAAGGATTTTTAAATGATATCCAATATCTAGGGAATCCTAATTCACGAAGTATAGTAGCTTTTAATTCTATGGTATTAGAATTAGTATAAATAGATAATTTTTTTTTATCTTTACTTTTACGTGGCATTTTAACATTATTAATTATTAACATATTAATATAAATATTATTCAATTTTTTTTACATTTAAAAAAAATATTTATATTAATAATAAATGAATAAAAGATTGAATGATATAAATTTATTTATAGATAATAATTTCATTAATACTAATATAATAGAATTAATGAATAAATATAGTAATGAATTAACTGATTATAAATATATAGATAATTTAATAGAATTTTCTTTATTAAAATTAAAAGGTTCAATAAGATATATAAATATATACGATAATAAATTACGTTATGGTGGATTATTAATAAAAATATATAAAAATAATAATAATAAATGGATATCAATAATAAAAACAAATAATAAAAAATATTATATAAATTTTAATAATAATTATATATTTTATAAAGAATCAAAAGAAGAAAATTTAATATCATGGGCTAATTTATTTATAGAAGATGTAAATAATAATAAATATGATTTTTAAAATATTTTTTTAATATTATTAAATATATAATATTTAACTAAATCATAATTATCAATTAAATCATACCAATTTATATTATATTTTTTAACAAATCTTCTAATTATTTTATATAAAATATATTTACTATTATCATTATTTATTTTATTTTTTAAAAACATTAAATCTTTTTTAATAGTAATCCATTTAAATAATTTTTTATTAAAAAAATCAATAACTTGTTCTCTTAATTGATGATCATTATTTATATCTTGATAAATATATGTTGATTCAATAATAGGGGGTGGTGGAAAATAATTTTTATATATTGGTTCTCCTTTATCATTAATATAATCTGTTTTAATTTTTAGTGCCAATGGTATTGTTAACATTACTATTATTTAGAATATTTTTTTTTATAATATTCAATTATATCATGTAATAAATTTAAAATAAAATTATTTTTATTATTTTTATTTAACCAATATGAAATATATTCTTTAATTTCTTTTAAATTAAGTTCCCTGCGTAAATCATGATTTAAATAACATTCTAATATAATATTAATAATTTTACATAAAAAATCATTATGTATTTTTAATAAATCAAAATTATTTCTTACCCATACCATCATTATTCTCGTTATTGCAAATATATTATCAATATTTTCATTAATATATTTTAATAAATCTTCCGGTGTAATAATATCATAAATATCTAAAATAATATCAGCAGTTATAATAACAGAAGAATTATATATATATTTTTTATAATTATTAATATATAAATTTTCATTATTATTATTTATTTTCAATAAACGTTGATTCATTATAATTAAATATATATAAAATATATTATTTTATAATATATTTTATATATAAATGTTATTTTATGATGAAAATGGATTTACAATAAATCATGAACGTATAGAAAAAAGAGAACAAGATTTAGCAAATGAATATATATTACCCGATGATGTAGTATTGGAACTTGGTGCGCGATATGGTACTGTATCTTGTATAATAAATAATAAATTAAATAATAAGAATAATCAAGTTGTAGTAGAACCTGATGAAAGAGTATGGGATGCTCTTGAGAAAAATAAAAGTATAAATAATTGTGAATTTAATATAATTAAAGGATTTATTAGTAATAAAAAATTAAATTTAATAAATAAAAATGTATGTTTAAATGGTTATGGTAGTACATATATATTAGATAATGATACAAATATAAAATCATATACAATGGAAGAAATAAATATTTTATATAATTTAAAATTTACTGCATTAGTTGCTGATTGTGAAGGTTTTCTAGAAGTTTTTTTAGATGAAAACCCTGAATTTTATAATAATTTAAGAATATTAATATTTGAAAAAGATTATCCATGTAAATGTGATTATAATAAAATTATAAATAATTTAAAAGAACATAATTTTGTTGAAATTTATGGTAAATTAGATCAAACCGTCTGGAAAAAAATAAATTAAAGAAATATTATATATAATATTATTAAATGAATGATTTAAATAATGCAGAATCTAGCGAATCTGATTCAACCGAATCTTTATCAAGCGATGATATAAATATATATCAAACAGATAATTTAAATTTAGAAAATAATATTATTCGTGATTATAATGTTATATATGAATTAGGAAGAGGATCATATTCTATAGTATGGTTAGCTTATAATATTAATAATAATAATTTTTTTGCATTAAAAGTGCAAAATTGGAAAGAATATAAAATAGGAATAGATGAAATTAATTTTGTAAAAAAGTTACCATTAGATCCTCCCTATTTTAATAATTTAATAGAATATTTTATAGAAATAAGAGAAAATAAAAAATATTTATGCTCTGTCTGGAATTTGCATGCTATAAATTTAGATACATTTATAAAACAGTATTATCAAAACGGTTTACCAGTAAATATAATAAAACAAATTATGAATCAATTATTAGAAGCAATAAATATTTTACATAATAAATTCAAAATATTTCACGGTGATATAAAAACAGATAATATATTAATAAAAGGAATTAATATGCGTGATGAATATATAATAAATGAATATAAAAAACATAATTTTATGTATGAATACAATAAAGCAAAAGAACATTTAGGAAAAAATATAAAAAAAGAAATAAAAATGGAAATACGTAATAAAATTCATAATAATATATTATCTACAATATATTATGAAAAATATGATAAATATAAAATAAATGATAATTATATTAAAAATATAAATATAAGTTTAGCAGATTTTGGAACATTTTGTGAAGAATCTAAAAAATATTATACACCTTTTGGTACACGATATTATCAAGCACCAGAAATAATATTAATGGGTAATTGTTCATATGGTGTAGATATATGGGCATTAGGTTGTACATTATATGAATTATTAAGTGGTTCTATTTTATTTAATCCTATAAAAGATTCTACATATACTCGTGATTATTATCATTTATGTTTAATAAATGATACATGTGGTGAATTTCCATTATCATTTTTAAAATTAACAAAATATAATAAATTATATTTTAAATCTAATAATATAATAGAACATGAAACCACTAATGATAGGTTAGATAGAAAAATAAATGAAATGAAAATGAATCGTTCTTCTAATAATATATCATTATCAGAAGATGAAATAATCAAATGTAAAAATGTATTACAAAACATATTAATAATAGATCCTAAAAAACGTTGCAACGTAGAATATTTAATTTGTCATAGTTTTTTTAAATTAAACTAAACTATTTAAATTGTCATAGTTTTTTTTAAACTAAACTATTTAATTTATCACTTTTTTAACTATTTAATTTACCTGTCTTTAAATAAACTATAAACTAAAATCTACGTACTCATCTAAACTTATACCATTACCAGATGGGTATGCTGGGTATTCGTATTCTAAATATGCAGGATATTTAGTATTTCCTCTTGTTTCTGTGTTTATAACAAAAGTTTTAAACCCTGTGATTGATTTAAATTCATAGTCATAGTCATTGTTTTTGTCCATTGTTAATAATATTAGAATGAAGCAAATATATACATATTTTTGCAATTTTTTATTCTGGGTTTTCATCTAGATTAGAAGTTTCTTTAATAATAGTTTTCATAATAATTTTACAATAATAATTTTGTTTATTAGGTTCTCCTAATAATTTAGTAAAAAATTTAGGAATATCAGTTTTTTTAGGTAATCCAAGTGTAGGATATTCTGTTTTATACCATAATTTAAAATCGTCATGTAATGCTGTTACTAATATTGTATTTTTAATATTATTAGTGAATTCAATTCTATTTGTGATATAATCTGTGAAAGGATCATTCTCCATTTTATATTGTTTAGTACTAGCTAAAACCTCTGGTGGATCAGTTAAATATAATAAATGTTTATATTCAGTATTATAAATATATATTAAATAACTAATAAATGTAGATCCCCAATTTTTAATTTTTTGTTTTAATGTATTATCAATTAAAAATTCATGCTTATTATCTGAATTAGGAGTATCAGTAAATTTAGATACAAAATCAATAACCCGTAATCTACGCCACGTGCCATCATCATTAGAAGGTACAACAGGTAATTGATTACATGTTAAAAAATATTTCATTTGAGGTTTAAATTCTATCATTTCATTAGAACTTTTATATAAATCTCTTACTAATATTTTATCACCTCCTGTAAATTCTTTCATAATACCTACATTTAATTTTTCTCCTTCATCAGGTTCTTGAAATACACCACATCTTCTTCCTTTCATTCTTACTTTTTCTGGTGATGTTTCATTAGATTGTCCTCTTTTTCTAGTAATAATAGTAATAGGACATGACATGTAATAATCACCAAATGCTAAATACATTAAATCCATTGTTAATGATTTACCATTTGAACCACATCCATTTAATATATATATTTTTTCTTCTTTAGTATCACCAGTTAAACATGTACATAATACATGTAAAAAATATTTTTGAACAATTTTATTAGGTAAAACCTGATCAAAAAAACTAAATAATAATTTATTAACAATATTATTTTTAGTCCAATTAATATAATCATGATTTGTACTTAATGTAATATAATCATCTGGTCTTCCTTCTCTAAATATAGCTGTTTCTAAATCATAAATACCATTTTCAAATCCAATTAAATATATATTACTATCTAATTTTTGTTCAAACTTGTCATCTAAAAAGAAATTTTTACATTCTTCTAATAATTTCTTTTTAAATGTTATATCCATTAATTTTGATATTAAACTATGTAATATTTCTCTTTGTTTTTGTAATAATTCTTTACCTTGATCATCAACTTTTTTAAAAGTTGATGATATTTCAATTAATTTTTTATTATATTCATTTGCAAAATCTTCAGAAAATAATAATTTTATAGTACAACCATCTTCTATTTTTTTCCAACGATGTTCAGTAAATTCCCACCATATATTATTTTTACTTGAAGAACAAACAAATCTATCACAATATTTAGCATAAAAACTTTTTGCTAAATAATAAGTGTTACCATTTAAACTTTTTTTCATAACATTATTAAATTCACTTTTAATAAATTCTTCATATTCTTTAGGATTATCAATTTTTGCCCAATATGCGAGCGATCTAATTGTTAACATATTACCATGTATTGGATCTTTAAATGTTTTCCATACTTTAACACATTCATTTTCTTTATATTTCTTTGGACATTTTTTTGAAAAATCAATCCATATATCTAATAAATGTGATCCTATACTATGTATAGCTAATCCTACACGTAACCAATCAAAATAATCATCTGCTCTAGTATTACTTAATAACATTGTAAATTTAGATGCTTTTCTAATTTCATCATCTTTATTTGTAGATGATTTAAAATTATCTGGATTTTCAGATTTTATAGTTGATATAATACCTAATTGTTCACATTCGGCATCTATATCTGATTCTTCTATTTCTCTTAATTTATTAGCATTATTTTTATTTGTTTTACTACCTTGAATAGATAATAATTTAATTAAATCATCATCTGAATAAGTATATTTTTCATAATTTAATGAATTATTTTCGTATAACATATGTTTTTTATGATCATAATATTTAGTGATATTATAATTATAAATACTACTTAAAATATATAAATTAGCATTTGGTTTTTTTGAACCATATAAAAACCATGCATTTGTATGCACAACTGCTTTATCAATAATTTTATCTGATGGTATTTGAAAATAACTAAATGTATTTTCTTGATTACACATTTCTACTACTTTATGACGAATTAAATGTCTTATTTTTACTGATGCAATAACATTAAAAAACATTATATGAAAACCATCTTTATATTCTCCATCTTTTTCAGACATTTTATTTTTTTCTAAAATTGCAAATTTAAAATCATCTTTATCTATTTTTAAATAATAATTTATTGCATTTACATATTTTTCTGCTATATTTAAAATTAATTTATTATTATATAATCTTCCTTTATTATAATCTTTATCATATAAATCCATTGATATTTTTAAATCTATATCAACTAATATAGATGAATATTCATTTTGAATTTCTAAAATAGATAATTCAGATACACCATTATTAATTGCATTCATATATAAATTCATAAATTGTTTTCTATTTTCCTTATTTAATACAAATTTACCTGAAAACAATCCATATGATAAATGAGTTGGTTTTTCATTATTTTCTTCACTATATCTATGTACATCCATAAATAAGTATAATTCACGCTGTGCTTTCATTTTAAATTTTAAAATATCTCTATCAGTCATTTTTAATTATACTTAAAACAAGATATTTTTATATATATATTTTTCAATTTTTTTTATATAATTTATATTACGTTGGAATAAATCTTTAAAGATTAATTTTAATCTATAAAATTAATATTATCAATATTGTCATCAATATCAATATTATTATCATTATCAACATCAATTTTATTATTAATAATATTATTATTAATAATATTTATATTATGTATTTCAAAATTCATTTTTTTATAAAATCTTTTTCTATTATAACTTTGTTTAATAAATGTAGGAATTTGATCAACAATATCATATACTAAAGGTCTAATATTTATTTTTCTTATTATTCTACCAATTGATTGTTCAATTTTACTTCTTGGGGTTACCATAAATAATGTATTTAATGTTGGTATGTCTAGTGCTTCTGATGCCATTGCATAACTAGCAAATATAACTTGTGCATCTTCACTAATTTTTAAATTTTTTTGTTTCATTCCACCTATATAATAACCGGTAGTTGTAATATTTAATTTATCTAATCTATTTTTTAATAATTCTAAATGCATAATTCTATCTGATAATACTAATAATTTTCTATTATTATCTTTAATAACATCTACTATATTATTAATAATAAATTTATTACGTCTTCCAATTGTACTTATATTATTTATCATTTCTGCTTTATTAATTTCACCATTTTTCATATAACATTCAATAAATTTTTCATGATCTGTTAATTTATAATTTATTATATTAACTAATACATTTTTATTTGTAGAATTTTCTAATTTATATATTAAATCACCAAAATACCAATATAATATTTTTTCTAATTTATCATCACGAGTTGGGGTTGCACTTAATGCTAATGTTTTTTTACATGCAATCATTGGTAATGCTTTTGAAAAAAATTCTGATGGTGCATGGTGTGCTTCATCAAATATTACAAATCCAAAATCTTTAAATATATTAGATTCATATTTATCTTTTGCAATTGATTGTAACATTGCAAAAACAATATCTTTATTATCAACATCTACTATATTTTGTTGTATTATACCTAATTTAGCATTTGTAAATTCTAAAGCTCTCTCTTTCCATTGATTTAATAAAAAAGTTTTATGTACAACTACTAAAGTTTTAACTTTAAATATACTTATTAAATATAATGCAATTATAGTTTTACCATAACCACATGGTAATGATAATAATCCACCATCTTTATTTATTATATGATTTATTATTATATTAATTATATCCATTTGATTTTCTCTTAATTCTCCTTTAAAATTTATATCAATAATAGTACCTGTATATTCATTATTAATAGTAGGTAAGCCTAATTTATTTAAACCATAAAATTTAGGAATATATAAATGTTCTGTATCTTCTTTATAAACGGTGAATACTTTCTTTTTTTTAATAAATTTTATTATTTGAAAAGGTTGTACTGTTAATTCATTTTTTAATATATTAATTAATGTTAAATTATTTTTTTTAATGGAATAACCATTTTTACATAATATAGTTTCAGTCATTAAATTATTATTAAAATATAATATATAATATTATATATTATCAATTTTTTTAAATAAAAACTTTAAGTTTTTATTTAATCATTAAAAATATTTTATAAGTTATAATATAATAATGCAATTAAATAATAATATATTAATATCTATAATTGGCTTACTTTTTATATTCTATTTAGATTCTATTAAAAATTTACCTAAATTATTAAATAATATTATGTTTAAATTTTTATTATGTTATATAGTTATTTATATAAATACTAAAAATGTTATATTATCTATAATAAGTGCAATATTATTTATTACTGTTTCGCAAATTATTATTAATAATAATATTATTAATAAATTAAATGAAGAAAATAATATAAAAATATCATCTAAAATACCACCTAAAATACCACCTAAAACAGTAACAATTATACCAACACCAACTATAATACAATCACAGTCTCATTATGATACAATAGTACCATCTAATAATATATCATGTAATATAGTACCATCAAATGTACCATCTAATATAGTATCATCAAATGTACCATTTAAATTAAATAATGCTTATTTATTACATACTGATCACATGACAAATGTTATATCTGATGATATTATACCTGATAATATTATACCTGATAATATTGTACCAATAATTAATCCTAAAATAAAATCTAATATACCTGAATCAATGCATCCCGTTTTATCATCTACGTATGCACCTATTTTATCACAAGAAGAAATGCATATAAATAAAATTAATATACTAGAACCAATGACTCCAATTATATCATCACATATAAATAAATCGGAGCTTTTATCTGATTTAATTGATATACCTATACCTGTGTCAAATTCATTATCTTTACATGCACCTATTTTATCACAAGAAGAAATACATATAAATGAAATTAATATACCAGAACCAATGACTCCAATTATATCATCGCATATAAATAAATCAGAACTTTTAACTGATTTTATTGATATACCTATACCTGCATCAAATTCATTATCTTTACATGCACCTATTTTATCACAAGAAATACATATAAATAAATCAGAACTTTTATCTGATTTTATTAATATACCTGCACAAAATTCATTACTTTCACCTATTACATCTAATCAATTATTAAATAATGATATAGATAATCAATTATTAAATAATGATATAGATAATCAAACATTAACTATTTTAACTGGAACTAATGATACATTTAAGAATTTAATTTATATAATAAATAATATAAATAATATATTGGTATCGCTTAATAAGTCAACTAATGAACCAATTAAAATTAATATAACAGATTTACATAATTTTATGAATAATTTTATAAATATATTTAAAAATATGATTTCATCATTAAATTCATCAGATCCTATTTTAGAATATTTAAAACAATCATTAAATAATACAATAACTATATTAATAAATATTAATAAAAATACAATATCATTATTAAATAATTTAGATAATATATTATTAAATAATTTATTAAATTATTTTGATGATTTAATATTAATTTTTCATCAATTAAATAATATTACAGATAAAAAAAATATGATATCAATAACTATAGTAACAAATAAATTAGATAATTTTATATTTTCATTGCATACAATTATAAATACTATTAAAGAATATAATTATATATCTCATATTCCACCTTTAATAATAAAATTTAATTCATTAACTACTATATTAACATTATTAAATAATACAAATACAAATTTAGAATTTAATATAATGCATTCATCAATAATAACACCACCAAATTTAGATAAATCAATAAATATATATAATAATATTCAAAAACTATTTAATAAACTATCAAATTATAAATTAAATGAAAAAAATAATAATATAATTAGCAATAGTAAACAAAAATTAGATAATTATTTTGAATTATTATCAAATTCTGATAATAAATTATTTTTATTATTAGAGATTAAAAAAGAAGAACATATATTAAATAATTTATTAAAACTTGAAGAAATGATACATAATAATATATTGGATACTAATAAAAATAATATAATGAATTATAGAAATTTAATAATAGAATTATTATTAAAATTAAAAAATGATAATACAATAGAATCATTATATGAATTAATACATGCAGATACTTTAATAAAAATTATATTAATTAATGAATATGAATTTGAATATAATACTAAAAATATTGATATATTAAATAAATTACATAAACAAACATCAAAATTAAATATAATTAATAATATTAATGATCTAAAAAATAAATTTATTAATAATAATGATAATATAATAAATGAATCATTAGAAAAAGAAGAATATAAATTAAGAGAGTTATTAGAATTAGAAGTAAATGAAGAATTAAAATATAAAAAATTAAATAATTATACTAAATCAAACTCTTTATTAGGTTATACAGATAATAAATATGAAATGTTATATGATTTAATGGATGATGCATTAAATGAACAATTTAAATTACAAGATATATATAATAAAAATATAGAAATAGATACTGATAATGAAATTAAATTAGATATTATTGGATATGATAATATATATAATCATTATTTAATAGATTAAATTATATAATAATTTATTATTATTATTATATAATTAAATTTTTTATTTATAATTATTTTTGTTTTTCATAAAATAATCAATAGATTGTAGAGAAGCAGTTAATGCATCTAACTCAGGATGTAATAATTTATAATCTTTTAATACTTTTCCAGCTAATTTCATAGCTTCTTTATTACCAAGTTTTAATTCAGTTAAAACTACTTTTTTTAATTCTCTAAATGCAGCAAAAGCTTCAGTATTTCCTTTTGATTTTGGTTTATCACTATCACTATCTTTATCTTTATCTTTCTTCCCACCATCTAGTGATATTTTTTGATTAATTTTATTATGTAATATTTTTTCTAATTCAGAGGTAGATGTTGCATCTGAATTATTAGATGATTCAGATGATAACATTGATAATATTTTATTCATTTCATTATTAGTACCTCCTTGTTGTTTATTATTAGATGATTCAGATGACAATATTTTATTCATTTCATTATTAGTACCTCCTTGTTGTTTATTATTAGATGATTCAGATGACAATATTTTATTCATTTCATTATTAGTACCTCCTTGTTGTTTATTATTAGATGATTCAGATGATAACATAGATAATAATTTATTTATTTCTTCTTCTTGTTTATTATTAGATGATTCAGATGATAACATTGATAATAATTTATTTATTTCAGTATTAGTACCTCCTTGTTGTTTATTCATTTTTTGTTGTTTATCAGATGATAATAATTGTGTATTATTATTTACTTGTTCATATTTTAATACATTTTCATTATTACCCCCTTTTAAATGGTTATTATTTTTTAAAAAAATATCAGAAGATGTAGCTGAATAATTATTATTTTTTAATAAATTATCAGATGTATCAGAATGATTAATTTTTTCTGCACCACCCACTAATCCATCAGATGTAGCTGATAAATTAGTTTTCAAAAAAATATCAGAGGTGGCTGAATAAGTATTTCCATTACCTCCTTTTAATAAAGGTTCAGATAATGGTGAATTGTTATCTTCTAATAAATCATTTAATAAAGATAATTGTTTATTAGTAGTAAAAATATTAGATGAAGATGATGGCGACGCTGATGATAATATATTATTATTATTGTTTATTATTTTTATAGTAGTGGGTATATCAATTGATGATTCTGTTGCACTATCAAATAAATTATTAATATTTATTTTATTATTAATTGACATATATATATATATATATTAGAAATAAATTTTAAAATATTATTTTATACTATATTATATAATGTATATAAATAAAATAGACGAATTTTTGGATTCTATATTAAATAATTTTAATATTTATTTAAATAAAGAAAATGCATTTACATTTTTAAATAAAGATATTAATTTTGTTAAATTTTATAATGATATTATTAATTATATTAAAACATATATTAATAATATATCAAAAAATATTTTATTAAATATTATAAAGAAGGAAGCTAATATAAATATATTATATGATATTATAAAACGTTATTGCTGTTATTATATTTATTTAGGAATAGCATATTATTATGAAGGTGGTCGTGATTTATATATAACAAATATAATAGAAATAAATAAACAATCAACATATAATATTCCAAATTTTTATAATAGTTATAATAATTCAAAAATAATTAATTTTTATAATGATATTAAAAACATATTAGCATTATTACAATTAAAATCAATAGATAAAATAAAAATAGTATTATTTAATAATCCTTTAAAATATGAATCAACAATTAGAATGTTTAATGAATTTGGTGAAGATTATATAACTGATTACTTTTTAATAAAAGATAATTTTCATAATATAATAAAATCATTAATATTTAAATTATTATATGTAAAAGAAGATAAAACAGATATTATAAATATGTTACAACAAGATATTGAAAATATAGAATATAAATATTTAGAAATTGTTGTATCAAATGAGAAAAAAATAGTAGATTTTAATTTTATACAAAAATTTTTAAATATTCAACAATTAAAAAGTAATAGTGCTGAAGAAATTTATAGTTATTTAGAAGAAACAAAAGAAAATAGTATTAATAATAATATAGATATTATAGATTATTTATTTACTAATAATATATTAATACCTATTACTGATGATTTTGTAAGATATCATAAAGATGTTGAAAAATATTTACAAGAATCTGCACTAGATAATATAAAAGAAAGAGAATCAACAAAAATTAAATATATAATGAATAAAATAAATAATATAAAAAAATATAATTCACCAAATATAGATATTAAAACAAAAAATGAAATTAGTAATTTATTTTATAAATCATTAGATCCTAAAAATGCTGTATTATATAATGATGATGAAGAAATAAGAATAATACAAAAATTAGAAAAATCAGAAAATGCAAGTGATTCAGATTTGTTAATAGATTTATTAAATATTAGGAAATATGCATATGTTAATTTTAAAGATTTTAAATTTAAAAAATTACGTCTATCAAAAACAATATCATGTATTAGAGCTACCAATATAAATGATAATATAAAAAATTTATTAGATATTAGAATATGTAATGATAATATAGATGTAAATATAATAGGAATAGCATTAAATCCATCTAGAAAAAAATTATATGATTTTAATTGTGGAGATTTAATTAATGTAAATACTTTTTTAAAAGAGAAAAATGGATATAAAGCTTTTACTAAAATTATGAAAAAAACAAGTATAAAAAAAGATTCTAATATATCAAATGATAAAATATATTATTGGTTATTTGATATAAATAATGATATATTAAAATCAGATAAATATATAAGTAACAATAATAATGTAAATATAATGTTAGAATATGTTTATAATTATTATGTTAAATTAATGGAACAAAAATTTAAATTAGATTTAAATTTAATAAAAAATTTAAATTCCTGGAATTTTGATAAATATTATAAATTTTTTAATAAAACATATTATAATTTAGAATTAAATTCAGAATTAAAAAATGATTTAATTAAATATGGATTTATTGATAAAATATATAATGAATATGATAATGAAATACCATATGAATTAGATATTATTAAAAAGAAAGAAATTATTAAATTACCATCAATAAATAGACAAAAAATAAATTTAACTATAATTGAGGTTGGTAAAAAAGAAGAAATTATAGTATTAACAAAAATTCCAATATGTTATCATTACGTTAAACTTAAAAACATTAATAATATATCAAAAAAACAAGAATTATTTAATCAATTAGTTTTTGAATTTATTAAACAATATGTTCGTGAAAATAATAAAGGAGATAAGATATGTAAAAGTTGTGGAGAAATTATTCAAATTCATAAATTTATATTTGATGGTTCATACTCACAAGAACAAGATACATTTTTAACAACAAGTGTAGAAATAATACAAAATTTAGAAGAAATACCAAAATATAAAAAAATAATGAGAACTATAAAAAATATAAATAAAAATATAGAAAATATAGCATATATATTAGAATTAACACCATATTTAGGTAATGATATAATTATTAAATTACGAAGAAAATTATTAACAAAAGATATTATTGATTTAATATTAACACATACTGAATGGTTAAAAAAACAATCTAAAAGTAGAATTAAAGATTTTTCAAAAAAATATGGTATAAATGAAAATTTAACAAATTTATTCTTTTTTGAATTAAAAGATGAAATATTTTTAACAAGCTCAACTGATACAGATTATTATAAAATAATTAAATATAATAATATAATAATTTATTTAATATTTTGTATTATATTAGAAATAAATATTGGACAAATTATTAATTTAAAAGAAGATAAAAAATATAATTATATATTATTTGAAAAAATATATAAAAATTTATTTAATGAATTATATATTAGATTAAATCAAAAAGAAAAAATATTAATTATTAATTTTCCTATATTTGCTTATATATTATATGTAATAAGTGGTATTATTATATCTAAAAATATATGGTTATATAAACCAGATACAAATCAAAATAAACAAATATTAGAAATTAATTTACAAAAAACAATTATTCATACATATATTGATTTAATAAATTCTATAATTGAGGCTGGTTTAGAACCAGAACATAATTATTTATATGAATTAATTAATAATAAATTAATTATTAAATTTAAATTATTATTTAATGATGCAGACTTATTAAATACAATAAAAACAAATGCATATAAAAATATTAAAATTGATTCACAACAAAAAATTACATTATTAACTAAAAAAATTAATAATATTGATTTAAATATAGAATATAATCCATTTAATTGCTATAATATACAATGTAAGTGTAATACTAATTATATAACTATTAAAAAATCTATTGAAAATAATTTTATTAATAATAAAACTAATTGTGAAAATGGTGATTTTCATAAATGGACAATAGATTCAAAAAATAATAATTTTATATGTGAACTATGTGGTATATCATATAATGATATTAAATATAAATTTAATTCAAAAACATTATATATTAAATATTTAAGAAATTTACTTAAAAAATATTGTTTTTTAAAAGGAGGTATTCATGAATATGATAATAATAAAATATGTAAAAAATGTAATAATTATAAATTATCTGATAAACAATTAATAGAATTATTTTCTCATTTTAATTTTTCATATAAAAAAATTGAAATAAAAACTGAAAATTTAGAAAAAAAAGAAATTATAAAAATTATTCCAAGTAATTATAATATTAATATTATTATTAATAATTTTATTGATAAATTAATTAATATAATAGGTCTTAAAATAAAAATAGATAATAACTATATTTATTTGAAAGATAAATTTTATATTATAAATCATGATTATTTAGGTAATAAATTACAAAAAGAGGTGTATATATTAGAATCTGATAATAAAATTAATCATGTTAAGAATCATCCAATATTTAATAAAGATATATTATTTTATTTAGATAATAATAATAAAATATATGTTTATTATGATTATATAACATTACAATGTTTAGGTTATTCTGATGATAATAAAACATTAAAATCAATAAAAACTCATGTATCTTTACATATTGAATATTCTATTAAAGATATATTATTATATTTAGGATTTGAAAATAGATTTATAAATCTTTATCATATTAATATGAATTATATTAATAAATCTACTGTAATAGATTATGATGATATTATTATTAATTTATTAAGAAATAGAACTAAAAATTTAAAACAAATTATATTAAAAATACAAATTATTATTTATAATATTATAAATAATAAAATTAATGAAAATAATACTGAAGAAAATAAAATTATTAAAGAATTTAGTAATAAAATTAATAAAGTAAATATTAATAATATTAATTATAATGATAATTTATTAAATATATATAATATATCTAATATAAAAATAGAATTAATTAATAATTATATTGATATTAATAATTTAGTATATAGTTTACAAGATAATGATGATAATAGATTATTATATTTATTAATATTATATTTTGAATATTTATTAGATAATAATAAAAATAAAATTGATTTTGTATATTTAATTATTAAATTAATTAAATATGTATTTAATTTATATTATATTCCTTATATTAATTATAATATATTAAAATTTGAATTTTATTTATTAAATGAAGCACCGTATATTGATGAAAAATTGAAAATTGTTGGTCAATATCATGAATTATTAACATTGAATGAAATTGATGATTATGCACATAAAGAAGAACAATATAATAATAATGAAGAAAATAATGCATTAGATATTGATGATTATGAGGTAGATGATGATATTGATGGTAGAGCAGAAGCATTAGATAACGATAATATGGAGTAATAATAAATATTTATTTATTGTTTAATGTATGCGTTTTTATAAAAAAAAATATAAAATTAATATCTAAGTAATAAAAATACATGAATATATTTAATAAAATAATAATATTAATTATTATATTATTTATAATTAATTATTTATTAGATAATAAACTTTATAATATTATTAAAAAATGTTTAAATAAAATAGAACAATTTATAAATATCAATTATTTAGAAACATTTGAATCAAATAATAATGAACTATTAGATTTTTATAAGTTTTTAAATAAATTAATTACTAAAAATATTAACACATATGGATTAATAGAATCTATTAATTATAAACAATTAATTAATAATGATTTATTATATGAAATTAAAAATCAATTAAAATTTAAATTAAATAAAGATGATTATACATTTGAAAATATTGTACTATTAAATGATATATATTATTTAGATAATCAAAAAGGTATTAATTTATCACCTATACATATTCAAGCGGATGTAAAAAATTTAAATAATTTTTTAGGAACTATGATATTTAAAATAGATATATTTATTATATCTGAAAATAGTAATAATAAATATGGTAATTTTATTATTTTAAATATAAAAATATTAGATAGATTATTAGTTAATGAAGTTAAAATTAAAAATAATAATTCATTTGATGATCATTTTGTTAGTAGAGATAATTATAATGATTTATTTATTAAATCAAATATTAATAAAAATGATAATGATAATGATACTGATAATAATTTAATTCCTAGTAATATAGAATTATCGGCTTATTCATCTTCGTAAATTATATTTTTCTCATAATTTTAAAGAAAGGATCATATTTTAATATATCATCTGGTATTACATATTCTTCGTTCACTAATATTCTTCCACGTTCTGAAACATTATTACCTACTAAATACTTTTCCGGAACAATACGTTTTACAAATTCTTTAACTTTTATTGGTATTTCTTCTGCCGTCCAAAATTCTGGAAAAAATCCTTTTCTAGTTAATGTACTAAAAAAATAATGAATATCGTAATACCTATTTTGTTCAGGTTTTATATTTATTTTACTTGTCCAATCAGCATTAACTTTTGCATTTTCTATTATATTAGGAATACATGCAAAATCAAAATCCCATAATTTTATTTGAAATCCAATATTTGGAACTATATAAGTTTGATTATTTATTTTATATAAATATTTTTTATTTAATAAATCTATATCTATATTATGCATTAATAAATTATTAGCTTTCATATCGTTATGTCTAAAACTTGGATATCTTGTTTGAATTATTGATAATACAGATAATATTTGAAAAAATATAACACGCCAATGTTTAGTTCTTAATATTTTATATTTTTTTCTTATATAATCTAATAAATCACCACCATTTGCCCATTCACTTATTAGTATTGATACATTCTGATAATATTCACCATTTTCATATTTTTCAATAAATTGTTCAAACTTTTTATTATTTACTATATTATTTTTTGTTAAATTTAAAAATGGTTTTATACTGGTATTAAATGTTGTTATTGGTAATACAATATGAGGGGTTTGTTTATTTATAACAAAGTATGATAATAAACGTATCATTAATAATTCTGTATTTTCTGGTCTTTTTATATTATACATATCGCCATAATTCTCTTTCTTAGGATATGCTACTATTTTGACAGCGTATGATTCTTTATTTTCTTCTTGTGTATGAACACCTTTGAATGTATGACCTGTTGAACCACTTTTTATATATAATAATTTACCTCCTAAATCAGTTATTGCTTTTGTAAAATCAATATATTTTTTTGATAATAAATATCTTATATCATCTACATTTGTTGGATATTCATGTATTTCTGATGAATTTTTAAAATCAATAATAGAATCAATGTACTTGCCTTTAATCATATTTTCTATATTAATTATTCTGTCAGGTATTAAATTGTAATTCTTTTTTATTTCTTGATTAATATTCATAATTAATATAATGAATATTATATATTTTTAAATTAAAATTTTTTTATATATTTATATTTTTTAAGTTATAATATTATTTTGTAATCTCGTATGATTATTAAATTAACTATAATAATATTACATAAATATATCTAATACTTTATTATATTCTTTTTCTTCTTTTAATTCTATTTTATTATAATATTTTTTTATAATTTTAATATTTAAATTAGGTAAATCAGGAATACCCTGCCAATATTTTCGTTTATATAAAAAATCTTGTTGTATTTGTAAAGGATATAATATTTCTAATTTTGGATTTTTCATAAATTTTTTTAAACTTTGTGGTAATAAATAACTTGATTGTGGAGGTAATACTAATAATAATTGTAATAAAGGATCTATTGGTATTCCTAATATAAAATCTATTTTATTAATATTAATAAAATATTTATATAAATCTCCAATAAATGGTGGATGATCATATGGATAATACCAATCCCATGAGGGGCACTCTTTAAAATAGTATTGAGTAACCCATTTTAGACCAATTAAATATTCTTCTACTAAATTTTTAACAAAATCTTCTAATTCATTTTCATTAATATCCCAATAATGTTTATAATAACGAATACGATATAATTCATATTCATCATAACCTAATTTAATTGGATCATAAATTGTAAATTGTAAATTTTCTATTTTAAATAATTCTTTTTCATATAAATTACCATCGCATGATTTATATTTTTTTGTTGTATAATATTGAGTTTTTAATATATCATGTTCAGATATTGATAAATTTTTTAAAAATAATTTTAAAAATTTAATATTAAATTTATTATTATCTAATAAATTTTTTCCTAAATCATTTAGTGTTTTACAATAATTTTTAATTAAATGAGTTGTTGCATCGTTATAAATATCTAATGATGGAAAATGGGGTAAAAAATCATTACCTAAAAAATAACATATAAAAATAAAATCATTAATTAAATTAGTTTCTATTTGTATTATTGAATTTAATATTTTATTTTCATCTTTTAAAATATTATCTTTCATTGTACTTACTATTGAATCTTTTAATATTTTCATATTAACATATTTAAAATCTTTATCTGATTTGTTATCTATTTCATTTCCTTCTCTTAATAAAAATATTTTATCATTTCCAGATGCTAATGATAAAAATATTAAATCAGCATCTAAACCATATATAACATATGAATATTCCATATTATTTTTTATAAATTGTAATAATTTATGTTCTCCTTCTGCAGGAGTATAACAAGATGAATAAATAATATTAAAACTTTTTTTTAATTCTAATATTTTATTATGTAATTTTTTCATAAAAAATGTTCCCGGTGTTATTGCACTATTATTCCAAAAATTTTTAATTGGAATATTATGTTTCTTTTTTATATTATTAAATAATCTATTATCATTTATTGATTTATATCTTCTCATTCGTTGTTGTTTTATTTTAGCCATAGGCGCTACCCCATCAATTGCAATATATATTGATTTCTGTGGATTTACAAATTTAATAATATATTTAATATATTCTAGTATAGCATTTATCATTTTATTTTCTAAAATATCTAAATTTGTAATATAATTGTATTTATCTAATATTTCAAAACATATTGGATGTATTAAACAATTAGTATCTATTAATAAATAATCAATATTTATATCTATTGTTTTAGATATAATAATTTTTTTATTATAATTTTTAATTAACCATAAGAAAAATCCTGGAACCCCCATTATATTATAATTATAATATTATATATTTATATTATTATTATATCAATTTTTTTATAAATTATTATAATTAATATAGTAATATTTTTTTTTATATTTTAAATTAATATGAATATTAATTTAAAACTTTATTATTCAATAATTTATTATATAATAACAGGTATAATATTTGGGATAATCTTTGAAAAAACTTTTAATTATATATATGGAAATAATAACAAAAATAAATCTATTTATATATTATTTCTTGAATTTATTACACAAATTAATATTTTAGTTACAGGATATTATATTATTAAATATTGTTTATTTAATATATCACCAATTAGTAATTATTATACTTATATTAATAATAATGACATATTCATTATATTCACTTATATATTTTTAGGTTTTCAATTAAATTTACAAAATAAATTATTATCAATTATTAATTATATAAAATTCTTTTTATAAAAATAATTTTTATATTCAATTGATTGATTTAATCCAATTATATTTTCAGTTATGTTATCTTCTAATAATATTAGTTCTATTTGTTTATTAATGTGTTCATCGTTTTGATCTTCATTTTGTTCTTCATCGTTTTGATCTTCATTTTGATCTTCATTATGTTCTTCATCATTATTTTCTTCATCATTATGATCTTCATTTTGTTCTTCATCATTATGATCTTTATTTTGTTCTTCATCATTATTTATTTCATCGTTATGATCTTCATTTTGTTCTTCATTATGTTCTTCATCATTATTTTCTTCATCATTATGATCTTCATTTTGTTCTTCATCATTATGATCTTCATTTTGTTCTTCATCATTATTTTTTTCATCGTTATGATCTTCATTTTGTTCTTCATTATGTTCTTCATTATTATTTTCTTCTTCATTATGTTCTTCATTATGTTCTTCATCATTATTTTTTTCATCATTATGTTCTTCATTATGTTCTTCATTATTATTTTCTTCATCATTATGATCTTCATTATGTTCTTCATCATTATTTTTTTCATCGTTATGATCTTCATTTTGTTCTTCATTATGTTCTTCATCATTATGTTCTTCATTATGATCTTCATTATGTTCTTCATCATTATGTTCTTCATTATGATCTTTATCATTATGTTCTTCATTATGATCTTTATCATTATGTTCTTCACCATTTTTATTTTCATTATGATCTTTATCATTATGTTCTTCATTATGATCTTTATGTTCTTCATTATGTTCTTCATCATTTTTATTTTCATTATTATTTTTATTTTCATCATTATGTTTTTCACTATTTTGATCTTTATTAATATTTATTATATTATTAGAATCAGTATCTGATTCAGAACTTTCTTCATATTCATTTAAATTATTCATTATATAAATTATATAATATATAATTTTTTTAAATTAAAATATATAATTAAACTATTTTATATAATATAAAATAGTGTAATTATAATAATCAGATGTACTAATAATTAATTGGGTTATTATCATTATTAATATTATCATCAATAGTTGGATTAATATTATCAATATTATAATAAATAATTGGATTATTATTTTTATCAATATTAATATTAATAAATATATAATTCATTTATAATATATTTTTTAAAAATATTATTAAGTATATCAAAAATAAATACAAATAAGAAGCTCTTTAAGTAACACATACTAATTAAACGAGATGACAATTATATTTAAAAAAATATTACTTTATAAAAGTATAAAACAATGGAGTATCCTAAAGAAATATATGTAAAAGATTATTTTGAAATTCATAAATATTATTCAGAAATATATGGTAATAATAGAGTAATAATAATAATGCAGGTTGGATCCTTTCATGAAGCATACTGTACAGAAACAGAAGGATTAGATTTAATTAATTTAGCACAACAATTAAATATAGTATGTACTAAAAAAAATAATAATTTATCAATATCTATATCAAATCCAAGAATGATGGGATTTCCTACATATGTAACATATAATTATATTGATAAATTAATAGATTTAAATTATACAATAGTATTAATAGATCAAACAACAGAACCGCCCAACCCAATAAGAAAAGTAACAGGAATATTCTCACCTGCTACATATATTGATAAAAAACTAAATATTAAATCATTTTATTTAATATCATTAGTAATAGACAAAATAAAAGAACCTAATAAATCTTATCAATTATGTATAGGTATATCTGCATATGATTTATCAACAGGCGAAGGTTCATTTTATGAAACTTATTCAAAATCATCAGATATATTATTAGGATTAGATGATGCATTAAGATTTATAGAAAAATATCCTCCAAGAGAAATAATTTTAGAAAATAAATTATTAGAATCAGATTTAATATTTAATATGAAAGTTGATGAAATATTAGCATATTTAAATATAAATATAAAAGAAACTTACAAAATAAATATAAAAGATCATGAAAAATTACCATTTCAAATGACTTTATTAAATAATATTTATAAAATAGAAACAAATATAAATATTATAGAATATATAGGCTTACAATTTTTAAACTGGGCACGTTTAAGTTTAATATTATTATTAGATTATACTTTATCTCATCAACCTAATTTATTAGAACATTTAAAAATACCAATATTATATTCAAGTAATAAATATTTATATTTAGGAAATCGTGCATTAGAACAATTAGATATTATAAATAATCATGAGACAAGTTTATTTAATATAATAAATTATACAAAAACAACATTAGGAAAACGTTATTTATTTAATAATATAACATTACCATTAATAGAATCTAATATTTTAATAAAAAGATATAATACAATAGAAATATTATTAGAATCTAATTATCAAGATAAACTAATTAAATATTTGAATAATATTTATGATTTAGATAAATTAATAAGAAAAATAGAAATTAATAAAATAATACCATATGAATTATATCAATTATATATTTCATTTCATAAAATATATAAATTAGTGATATTTTTAAAAAATAATAATTTATTAAAATTATTTGAATTAGATATTAATGATATTGATACTATAAATAATTTACTAGAATTTATTAAAAATAAATATATTTTAGAAAAAATTAATGAATGTATTAATATAAATAATATGGATACCTCATTTTATAATAAAAATATCTATATAGAAATAGATGAATTACAAAATAAAATAGATAATTCACAAAATTTTATGAATAATTTAATTAATATATTAGAAAATAATATAATTAATCAAAATGAACTTAAAAATAAATTATCACCCGATGATAAAAAATCATTAATATCATTAAAATATAATGATAAAGATGGTTTTTATTTATTAATAACTAATAAAAGATGTGAAATATTAAAAAATAATTTAAAATTAATTACTTGTTTAAAAATTGGTGATATAAAATTAGATATTAAAGAATTAGAATTTATACCATTACCAAAATCATTAAATACTAAAATTTTTTGTAATAAATTAAAAATTATTTCAAATGATATTAATAATTATAAAAATGATATGATTAAATTAATGAAAGATAAATTTTATGAAGATATAAACTTTTTATTTATAAATTATGATGATTTTTTACATAAAATATCTAATAAAATTGCATATATTGATTTTATTAATTCTGGAGCATTATGTGCAATTAATAATCATTATACAAAACCTATATTAAATGAAAAAAAAAAAAGTTATTTTATAGCAAAACAATTAAGACACCCAATTGTTGAGAAAATAAATAATATATATATACCGCATGATATTGAATTAGGATATGAAACAAAACAAAATGGTATATTATTATATGGTATTAATTCATCGGGTAAATCTACATTAATGAAATCAATAGGTATTAATATTATATTAGCACAAATTGGATATTATACGGCATCTACCTATTTTGAATATTCACCTTATTCGTCATTATTTACTAGAATTAGTGGGAATGATAATTTATTTAGAGGTTTAAGTTCATTTATGGTTGAAATGATGGAATTAATGAATATATTAAAAAGAAATAATCAACATACTATGATTATAGGTGATGAAATATGTAGTAAAACAGAAATAATTAGTGGAACCGTTATTGTGTGTTATATGTTAGAATCTTTAGCTAAATCTAATTCTAGTTTTATTACTGCTACACATTTACATCAAATAGCTAATTTAGATTCAGTAAAAAAAATAGAAACATTAAAAACAAAACATTTAAAAATAACATATGATAATATAAATGATTTATTAATATATGATAGAAACTTATTAGATGGTCACGGTGAAACATTTTATGGATTACAAGTTGCTAAATATTTAATGAAAGATATAAATTTTAATGATAGAACTACTGAAATATTAAAAGAATATAATAATATAGAAATAAAAAAAAGTAAATACAATTCAAATTTATATTTACAAGAATGTAATATATGTAAATCTAAAAATAATTTAGAAACTCATCATATTATTCATCAATCTGATTTTAATGAAAAAAATATTTATAAAAATAATATATGTATACAAAAAAATGGAATATGTAATTTAGTTAGTTTGTGTGAATCATGTCATACTATGTGTCATAGTAATAAAATTACTATAAATGGATGGATAGAAACATCAGAAGGTATTAAATTAGATTATATAAAAGAAAATGATAAAATTATAAAATATATTTATAAATTAAAAAATAAATTATTAGAAGATAAAGATATTAAACATAAAATAAAAGATAAATTTAATATAATTATGTCTTTAAAAGAAATTAGATTAATAACTGATAAATTTTCTTTATTATGAATTAACCAATCTTTTATCAATTCAAAATTATAGTAATATATGTAATTTAAATCTATAATAATATATATGAAAAAAAGTATAACACAAAAATATTTAATTAATGGCCCTAATAATGTTATTAGATTAACTAATGGTGAAAAAGTTATATATATATTTGGTGAATATCATAATAACCTATATGAACAATCTGAATGTTCATTTAATGAAAAACATAAATCATTAGATATAGATAAATTTTTATTAAACTTTTTTACAAAAGAAAAAATTATAGAATTTGATTTATTTATAGAAACTCATAAAGATTGGTTAATTTATTATAAAACAGCGGATTCTTATAGACTACCATATATAAAACAAATTAGAAAAATAGTAGGAAATAAATATGATATAAAAGATAATGAAATTATTATTTCTAAAAACTTTCCTAATTTTAGATTTCACTATTTTGATTTTAGATTATCTATATCTGAATCTGTAAAAGAATTAAATTTTAATTATTTTCATAATTTTAATACTACAATATATCCATATCCATATAATTATCTTTCATTATATAATATATATCAAGATTTAAAAGTATTAATAGATAATTTAAATTTATTATTAAAATTTCTATCATTAGAAAAAACAGAATGTAATTATATAGATAAAATTAAAAATAATTATAAAAATAAAGAAATTAAAAAAAAAATAAATTTTATTTATGATAATCATACAATTAAATGTATTGAATATAATATAAATTTATCTAATAAAATATTAGACTATATAGATTTACATAAAATAGAAAATTTAGGAATAAGTATAGAAATTAAAATAGAAGAAAAATTAAAACTTCAACAAGTAATATTATTAGATTTATTTTTATTAAGATGTAATATAAGTCATTTATTTTGTACATTAGTAGATTTATATCTATTAAGAAGAATATTAGATAAACAATATACTAAAAATAATATAATATATTGTGGTATGCATCATTTAACAAATATATCTATATTTTTAGTTAAATATTTTAATTTTAAAATAACAAATATTTATTTTAATAATAATTTAGATTTTAATAAAGAAATTATAAAAATAAAAATAAATGATTATTGTGAATATTCCCATTTAACATATTTATTATCTAATAAAAAATTAGATGAGCATATGGTTGCGGATCAATGTGTTAATTTATTTGATTTTCCTCCTAATTTTACATAAAAACTTAAAATATAAAAACATATGTAATATGGTTTAAATATATAATTTTTATTATTAATAATATAATGGCAGATTTATGTGAAGCATTTACAACGTATAAATTTAAAGAAGGAACTTTTCAGAATATTGATTATTTTTTTACACAAAAAACTTTATTAGAAGATTCAGAATATATAGATAATAATATGAATCGTACAAGTAAAAAAATAAAAATTATTAAAAATTTTTTAGCATTAAATATACCAACTATAATAACTACAAATACAGTACAATATGGCGATACCGTACAAACATACGAGAAACCCGATAATTTTGATATTGAAATATTTGGAGATGAAGGATATCATTATAAAGGAACAATTACATCATATCGTGGTATTATTCCTAATTTTATGATACCAATAAAAGATGATAAAAAATTATTTGTTCATATTAATTATAATTTAAAAGAATCAAACACTAAAACATTTATAAATTTTATAGAAGTTCCAAAAAGATTTCAAAATATTGATAATGCAAAAGATGATAATAATAATGTAACATAAAAATTGGAACAATCTAAATATTGTAGTTTTGTTGTTAAATAGCATTTCATTTAGTAAAAAATATATTCATTTGGAATATATTTCATATTTAAAAAGATTTATTTGAACGTTTCACTCAAACCTGATAAAAGTTCAAATAAATATATTGAGAATATTTATTTGAACATTTCACATTATTTTTAAAATTGGAGCCAATGAAAAAATATATTCCTAATGAATCTATTTCTGATTTCAATTTATGTTTCACGTTTAAAAAGAATTTTTCAAACCTGATAGGATTCAAATAAATATCTTGAGATATTTATTTGAACGTTTCACTCAAACCTGATAGGATTCAAATAAATATCTTGAGATATTTATTTGAACGTTTCACATTATTTTTATTAAGTACAAAAAAAAATTGGAACCACTTTTCCTTATAAAAAAATTGGAACCACTTTTCCTTATAAAAAAATTGGAACCACTTTTCCTTATAAAAAAATTGGAACCACTTTTCCTTATAAAAAAAATTGTATTTTTTTTATAATATATGTTTTTAATAATTATTATATTTAAAGATGAAAATAAATCAAGATTGTATACATTATTATCATAACACTAATGTATCTTCATTTGAAGATGAAAATAAATTAAAAGAATTCCATAAATCAAAAATTTTCATAAAAATGGCATTTGATATGTGTATTCAATTTCTTAGTATTGAGGAAATACCATACTATAAATTGAATATATTAATAAATTTATTAAATGATTTTAATAAATTATATGAATTAAAATCTTTAACTCAAATTAAATTATATTTGAACATAGTCAAAGATAAATATAAATATGAATCAGATAATATTATTGTTCATGGTAATGAAAAAATATGCAAATATATTAACAGTCTTACAGAATGTATTAATGCATTATGTAATCTTGTTTAAAAATTGCATTTTTTAATTTATATATTGTTAATTGAATTAATTAACAATAATATGAGTGATACTTTTTTTGATGAAGAAAAATATAAATTAGAAGCTTTTCGTAGCTATCATAAATATATAGATAAATCATATGATATATTTGAAAAATATATTATTATGTCAACAAATGGTAATAAATATACACAAGATGCATTAGACGATTTAAGAGACCATCGTAATATATTTAAATTATTAGTAAAGATGCAATCTATACAAGAGATTAACACTAATATACGTGTATTAAAACTTGCTGTTATAGCAAGTTGTACTTTAATCTTGCATAAAGAAAATTTTAATAAACAAATAAAAGAATGTATTGCTATATTTACAGATTTTATTAATATAATTTGTGATGATTTTTAATTTGTAGAATTAAATCCATAAATACATATACCTAATTGTATTTTTAATAAATTATATTGTATACCATAACATCTTAATGTTGCAGGATTTTGATAATTAATTTTTTTATTCATATTTAATTGTAAATATGCATCATTTAATTTACTAAAATTTAATGTACCAGCAGGTTGTACATCTTTTGGATTACATCCAAAAGAATACATATATATACCTTTTTGTGAATTAATTAAATTATATTGATATTTTTGTATTAAAGTATAATATTCAATACTATTTAATTCAATTCTATTAATAGAATTTATAACAATTAAATTATTATTAATTAAATCTTCTTCAATATCAGTATATGGGGTTGATGTATAATTAAATATTTTATTAGAATTAATATTAGCTAATAAAATAACTCTCCATGCTAATAATTTAATAGGATCAGTAAATGTTAATTTATAATTAATATTAGCAGAATATATTATTTGTTCAGATAATGTTTGTATGACAGGAATAATATATTCATGTTTATTATTAATAAATTTTTCTCTTTCAAAATTATCTAAATAAACATAATTAGCTAATATATAAGAATTATTAATAGATGGAGTATTATATTTAAAATAATTAGTATTATTAATAATAATAGAATTAGTTTGTATATAAATACTAAAATTTGTATTATTATTTATTAATTTTAAATTATTATCATTATCACTAGTTGGAATTATAAATGTACCTTTAATAGGATTATAATATAATTGCTGTGTTAATGAATCAAAATATATAAATTCACCTATATTTTTATTATTATCAATAATTTGATAAAATTTATCACCTTTATTTAATAAACAATAATTATTATTAATTGTAATATAACAAGATGGAGATATATTATAACAATTTTCAAAATCATTAAAATCAATATGAAATTTTACATCATTATTAATTAATGATATTAATGGTAATGATAAACCTGTATCTAAACAAAACCAAAAACATAGAGGAATATATAAAATATAATTTTGTTTAGTTTGTGAATAATTAGTTAATTCAGGTACATTTCCTATCATTTTATTATATCCTTTTATATTACCAGAATTATTAGTTAGTTCAAACCAAATATTCATCCAATCATTATAATGTCTATCTATAATAGTACCACCTATTTCTAATTCAATAAAATTAATAATAGCTAATCCAATTTTAGAAACCCATGCAAATTCTTGTTGATTATTAAAATTTTCTAATTGAATATTTGGTAATTCAATATATAAATATGTCATACTTAATAAATCAGCGTTTTTACTAATATTAACTGTACATCTTCTACCAAAATCCGGTGTTGTTTTAAAATATTGTGGTGTTGGTTCTGTAGAAAAATTAGTGTGTCTTTTATAAGCTATTTTAAAAAAAGTAATTTCTGGTTGTGCAGATAAATATAAATTTTCTTTTCCTACTGATACCAATATTAATAATCCTATACCCATATTAATATAATATAAAAATTAAATTTTTAATGTAAAAATGTAAAAATTAAATTTTTAATACTAAATTATTCAAGAATGAAATAAAGTATTATAATTAAGTGGGGTATTATTAGTAGTTGTAGTTTCTTTTTCTGGAGTAATTGTTTGAATTGAATTAACTATATTATTTAATACAGTTAATAATGATATTCGTTTGTCATTTGTTTTGTTTGAAAATTTATCATATTTTTCAGCAAATTTTCTAATATGATCAATTGTTAATATTGATTTATCATCATTCATGCCAAAGTTTTCATATAAAATAATATATTTGTCAATGTATGCTAACATTTTTTTTAATTTTAATTCTTTAAGGCTTAAACTTTCAATATGATCTTTAATTTGTTTATCTTGTACAGGATCAATATTTTTTTTAATATCACGTAATTTTAATAATAATTTCTTATATAAATCATTTATAACATTTGCAGAATTTATATTCCGCGCATGAGATGTATATTTTTCTATTAATTCACTACCGCTACCACCGCGGATTGTTATTATTTGTTGGTCTTGATCTTTATTATTATGTTGAATCATTATATTTTGTCCTCCAGTCATTAGACTAGATATATTAGTAGCTAATAATGCAACACCTTTGTTTGTAGTAAATAATCTTTGAAAATTTGCTATATCGTGCGATAAATCTAAATTAGTAAATGGTTGCATTTTTTTATTACTTGTTGTATTATTACCTCTTTTAAAGCTACCTTGTAATACACCATATTTAGAACCTTCTGTTACAAAGGTTGGGTTGTTAATATTTACATATATATCTTCATTATAATTTATATTAATAATTGAAGGATTTCCATTCACTTTCATAACTAAATTTTTTAAATATTGGCGTAATCTTGGATTATTTATAATTGCTTCATAATCAGTTTTGTCTAATTTTTTGGGGTCACCAGTAGGTAAATTAATGAAACTTTCTAAATGCTTTGCCCATTCATCATATGTTTCAAATCGGTCTAAATTCATATTAATTTCTTTATAATGTTCATTTTTTCTACCAAATTGAAATGCTTCTAAAGTTGATATCATTTCACGTGGTAACATTTTATCTATATCACTTTTCATTTCACCCCAAAACTCATGATTTTTTAAGAAATCTTTACAACCAGCTAAATTTTTACCTATTAAACAATCACCTAAATATTCATGACATTTTAATGCTTCTGTTGGTTTAACATCAGTATTCATACAATTAACAGATGCTTTGATACTTTTCCATGCATCGCTATCTTTATGTACAGGTATATAATTAGAACCCTCTTTTTTATATAATAAACCATCCGATTTTCTAATATATTTATCTTCAAATAATTTTTTTCCTGGAGTATCAATACCTAAAAATGTATCAACATCTATACCATCTAACACATCATTAACAACAGCTAAATCTTGCTGTGGTGTTTCCATCGCTTCTTCTAATCTATGATTATAATATTTTTCATATTTATATTGGAAATCTATTGATTTATCTGTAGCAATAGCAAAATTAGCAATTAAATATGGTAATAAAGTATTCATTATATGCGTATTCCATTGTGGTTGTGGTACCCCCCCAGGTCCATTCATTATACGCATATTAATAGGTATTAAATTATATACTTGATTTGGATTTGGATTTAGAATATTTCCATATAACTCATATAACATTTGTTTAAATTTTTGTATATTACCTTTATAAATTGGATTATATTTAGGATCACCATTATATATCTCAATTAATAAATTAGTCATTATTAATGCTTGTCTAAAATTACTAAAGGGTGATGGACAATATTCGTTAGGTACTAAACCGGATGCGGCTAATCCTGCATCTACAGCAGCAGAAATATTTGCTACTCCTGCTGCTGCTGCTCCTGCTCCTGGTAATGCACCAGCTGCTACTGCTCCTGGCCAACCTATAGCTCCAGCAGTAACAGCTGGATTAATTAGAGCATCTATTGCTATCATTGCTGGACTTACAGTTCCTGCAGCTGCAGCTGCAACTGTTCCCACTAATGCATTAGCATTAGCAAAAATTGAATAATATTGAATTAAGTGAGTACGTAGAGCATCATGTATTATATTGCGGTCGTCAATAATCCAGTTTGGATTAGAAGCGGGATCTAGTACACCTACTGGTGGACCACCAGCAGCTGCTAAAGCGGGTTCAGGTGCTCTGTTAGTATTTACATTAGATAATATAGATAATATATTTAATGAATCAAAATATACATTTGTAAAATAATTATCAGGTGGTTGTGGTAGTGTATTATTATAAAGTGTTAATGAATAGTTTCTTTGTTGTATTCGTTGTGTTATACGTGCTTTTAATTGATAAAATTGTGGAATTAAAGTAATATATTGGTCTAATGTAGGATATGCTGGTGGCACATGTGGATAATCCTGTTGTATTAAGTTATAATGAGTTACTCCGTCATTACTAAATGTAGTTAAAGTATTTGGCGCTGGTGCTGCTACAGCATTACCTTCTAAAGTAAAGTCAAATATTTCTTCACCAAATAATGTAGTTACATTATTAGTGGATTGGTCTAAAGTTGTATAAGGATTATAATTATTATATATTATATTATATGGTACTACCGTATATAATGGTAATTTTAAAGCTGCATTTAAACATACACTTAAATGTAATAAAACGCCTAATGAAGGATTACATCCTATTACTCCAGCAGGACGGGCAATATTCATCATACGCACATTAATAATTCCTGTTGCATTTGATATAGTTATAAAATTATACATCCATAAAATTTCAAATATGTTTTCTTTAGATTGTACAGTAAAAGAAGAAGCATTACTCCAATTAGTCGGAGTCGTTAATATATTAATACCATTACTATCAGTTATTTGTAAAAATATATTTTGTATTAATAATTGCATTAATGATTCAATACTTTTATTTTTTTGTGATCCTGATAAACCTTTAATTATATTTAATATTACATTATCTTTATTATAAATAACATCTAAATTAGTTTTACTAGAAATTCTTAATAAAAATTGACCAAAGAAAATTACCCATTCACTATGAATAGCATTATTTGTAACATTAATCCCATGTGGATTTATTGAAATAGTATCTTTTTGCATCCAATCATCACTATTAGTGAAGGGTACTTGTTTATAAGGATCATCATTATTACGATATTTAAATTTAATATCATTTTGTACGAAATCAGTAGCATCACGACTATTTTTTTCTGCACTTGTGAAAAGTGCATCTAAAAATAATCTAACTCTGTAATCGTTATTTCTTCCAAATAATGGTATATATTTATCATATCTTGCAGAATTTTTAGTTGACATATAATCTATTATATATAATATAATAGAAAAAAATTTAAATATTTATAATTTTATTAAAATAAAAAATATCTATATATAATATATATGCCATTATGTAATAATAACAATGTTAATGTATTTAATTCAAATATATTAGGTTTTAATTTATGGATTTGGATTATAATTATAATTATAATATTTATAATTATGAATTGTAATGTTGAAAATTTTAAAGAATTATTTACAGAAACTCCAAAAAAACAAATAAAAAATATAAAAATATATAATTTTTATGCTGAATGGTGTGGATATTCTATGAAATTTTTGCCAATTTGGAATGAATTTGAATCTCATGTTAAAGATAATTTACATGCTTTTACAAATGTAAATATAGACGAAATAATAAAAATAACTGATGATGAGTGTAATGATAATAACAGTAAATACAATGGTTTATGTGAAAAATATAATATAAATGGATTTCCAACAGTAATTTTTGATATTGATGGAAATATACAAGTATACAATGGCGACCGTAGTTTAGATGGTTTAAATAATTATTTAAAAAATATTAATTAAATTAATGTCTATAGAAATAGATTTTAATAATTTAAAATATAATTTATATGAAATTTTAAATGTTAATAATAATGATAATGAAAAAATTATAAAAAAAAAATTTATGACTTTAATTAAAATATTTCATCCAGATAAAAATAATAAATTAGAAGAAGATATTTATCAGCATATAATATTAGCTAATCAAATTTTATTAAATAAAGAAAATAGAAAAAAATATGATTATTATTTAATTAACACTGCAGATACATTTATTGAATTAAAAAATCAATTTAATAATGAAAATAAAATAAAAAACAATGATTCAAAATCAGATTTTACAACAAATTTTAATAAATTAAATATATTGCATGGTTATACTGAATTTAATGATATTGAAAAAATAAATAATAAATTTAAAAAAATAATTGAAATTAGAGAAAATAATAATATATTTGTACCAAAAATACAATTAGATACAGATATAGATAATTTTAATAATATATTTGATAATTTTAAAAAAGATGTAACAAATTATCAAATAATTGAACAAAATAATAATAATAATATTGATACCTATATTGATAATGAAAATTATTATACTCTTATTAATAATATAGATAAATTATATATTAATGATTCAATACAAACAAATAAATACACTAGTATAGATCGTGCTTTCATGTTACAACCTATATTAAAACAAAATAATAATAATATTATAAATAAATCATTAGAAGAAAGAATTAATGAATATAATTTACAATCAGAAACATTAAAAGAAACATTAAAAGAAAAATTTATTAGTTAAATTTTTATATATGTTTATGTCTCTTTATCTATTTGATTTTCATTATTTAATTTATCATTATATATTTGAGTTACATTATCTAATTTATTTACATTATTTAATTGAATTTCATTATTTAATTTATTTACATTATCTAATTGAATTTTATTATCTATTTGATTTTCATTATCTAATTTAATCTCATTATCTAATTGAATCTTATTATCTAATTTAATCTCATTATCTAATTGATTTTCATTATCTAATTTAATCTCATTATCTAATTGAATTTCATTATTTAATTTATTTACATTATTTAATTGAATCTCATTATCTAATTTAATCTCATTATTTAATTGAATCTCATTATCTAATTTAATCTCATTATTTAATTGAATCTCATTATTTAATTTATTTTCATTATTTAATTGAATCTCATTATTTAATTTATTTACATTATTTACATTATCTATTTGAATATCATTATCTATTTGAATTTTATTATTTAATAGAATATCATTATCTATTTGAATATCATTATCTATTTGAATTTTATTATTTAATAGAATATCATTATCTAGTTTATTTACATTATCTATTTGAATATCATTATCTATTTGAATTTTATTATTTAATATAATATCATTATCTAGTTTATCTAATTGAATTTCATTATAATCAATACATTTATTTATATTTAATGATGATAAATTATTAATATATTGTTTAGCATATTTTATTCCACTATTTATTATATTTAATAGAACTTCTTTTGATAAACCTAAATCCATAATATTTTCAACATGATTACAATCAATTTCTATTATATTAATATGTGATTTAATATATTTATTAGTAATTGAATTAGTTAATATACATATAATATTTTGAATAACATCAAAAATAGAATTAATTTCTTTTTTTGTATTTAATTTAATATAAACACCTATTGTTGTATCTAAATTACAATGATTTAATCCAAAATTATTATATAGCCCACCATCTATATAATAATTTGAATTATATAATACAGGTGAAAAAAATAATGGTAAAGATATTGATATTCGTAATGCTAATAATACAGACATATTTGGCGATGATTTATAATTAAAATATTCTTCTTTTGATAAACTTAAATTGGTACCGATTAATGTTAATTCTTTATTATTCAAATTAAATAAATCAATAAAAGTTATATCAGATAAATTATATTTATTTTTTAAGAAATTAATAAAAATTAACATAATATTATTCCCATCATCTATACCATAATTTTCTAATAAATTATCAATATTTATATTTAATTCTATACTAGTAAAATTAAAATTTAATATAAAATTTATTATATCATCAATGTTATAATCTAAACATAATAGAAAACATAGTATTGATCCCATTGATGTTCCTACATATTTATTTATTTTATCTAAGAATATTATTTTTTTTTTTTCTAAATATTTTAATAATCCAACAACTGATAAACCATTCATACCTCCGCCGCTAATACATAATGTATTAATATTCATTTTTATTTTTAAATAAAATTTAGTTTTTAAATAAAAATAAAAATCTTTTGTTATATTAATGATTAAAGCTCAAGATTTAATTAATGAACAAACTAAACGTGAAAATAAAAAATATTTAATATTTGATAAAATTTATAATTCAATAGAAAAAAAAATATTAATTGCAAGTAATGTTAATTATTATGAAACATGTTATGAATTACCAGAATTTATAATGGGATTTCCATTATATTCATTAAATGAATGTGGTTTATATATAAAAAATAAATTAATAGAAAATGGTTTTTCTGCCGATATAATTCATTATAAACTTGTATATATATCATGGGCAAAAAAAACTTAATTTTTAGTAATATTATTTATTAAATTATAAAAAAGAATTATAAATATAGTTATTAATATTAATAATATTATATCTTTATTTTCTTCAATTAAATTACATATTTTTAATGATAAATTATTATTATTATTATTATTATTATTGTATAGTAATTTTATTTTATTATAACATGATTTACAATGTTGTATATGTGTAATAATATCATTACAATTTATATCAATAACATTTTTAATATTTTTAATTGATTCTACATTAGTCATTGATTCTACATTAGATATATTTTCATTTATTTTTTTTACACCCCATGCTTCTTGTAATGTACAATAATTCATATATTATTTTTAATGAGATTATTATTATTATTATTAATAATAAAAATATATTTTTTAAAATTTTATTATTGCGTTAATTAAAGAAAAGAATATTTATATTATTATAATGTCTAGTGAAAAAAATGATTCTAATACATCATCAGATATAAAAATAAAATATCAAGATAATAATGGTGATAATTTATTAGAAAAAAAATTATCAACTGATACTGATTACTATTGTAATATTATTGCTAATCCTAATAAAATAAAAATTTTAAATAATAAATCAGAATCAAGTGAAAATAATAATATAATTGAATCAAATAATATTAGTAGTGATTCAGATATTATTAAATCATCATCAACTAATTCTAAGAAATCTAGTGTTAAATATGAAAAAATTAATATAATAAATAAACCATTTACTCCACCACAACAATATATACCATTTATACCACCACTTCCACAACAACCACCACCACAACAACCACCTCAACCACAATACCAACAACCACAACCTCAATACCAACCACAACCTCAATACCAACCCCAACCTCAATACCAACAACCACCTGAACCAGTACAAAATAAACCATTATTTCCACCTCATTATACATCAACCATGAATATACCAGTAAATTATGATGAACAAAATAAATCAAATTTACAACAAGAAAATAAAATGAAGAAAATAGAATTATTAAGAAAATTATGTGAAATAAAAGCTAAAGGCTTTCAATTAACAAAAGAATATGATTTTAATTCTTCATTAGAGGAAATGGAATATGAATATGAATTATTAAAAAGTTTTGCAGATAAAAGAAATGGTGTAAAAATGTATAAAAATATATTATTACAATCAGTATCAGTAATAGAATTTTTAAATGATAAATATGATCCTTTTGATTTTCATTTATCTGGATGGTCTGAACATTTATCTATTGAAACTGATAATTGGGAAGATGTATGGGAAGATTTATATGAAAAATATAAATTTTCAGGTAGAAAAATGGCACCTGAAATTAAAATGTTATTTCTCATTATTGCATCAGCATCAGCTTTCCATTTTTCTAAAATGCAAACCTCAAAATTAATGGGATTAGACTCTATTTTAGCATCTAATCCTGGATTATTAAGTAAAATAATTAATCCACAAAAAAATCAATCACAATTTATGACTCCTCAAGAATTAAATATAGAAAAACAAAAAGAAGAACTAAATAAAAAAGAACAAGATTTTAAAATGAAAATATATAAAGAACAAAATCAAACAAAAAATTTAATAGATCAATTACAATCAAAAGATAACGGTGAACAATTAGATGATTCATTAAATTCTAATTTTTCTAGAATTCAACAACTTTTAGATAGTAAAACACCAAATAATAATTTACCTGAAACAATTTCTGTAACTGATTTAAAATCTAATAAAATTAGTATTAAAGCACCCGACCAAGTAAATGAAATTTTAAATAGAATTCATAATATTCAAGCAAATGTTATTAAAAATACTGATACACAAGATGAAACATCATCACAAAATGATAGATTATTATCAGATACTACAATACTTGATAAAAAGAAGAATAAGAAAAAATCTAATATAACTATTCTTTAATTATATTTTATTTTAATTTATTATTAAAGATATATAACTATATTATATAATGGGAGAAATAATTAAAAAGAAACGTGGTAGAAAACCTAAATATTCTATATTATTAAATGATAATATAGAAAATAATGATAAAATAGTAAATACAGAAGAAGAAAATATTATATTACATTTACCAATTACTATAAATGAAATTAATCAACATAATAATAATAATGATATATTTTTATTTTGTAATAAAGAAGATAAAATTATAGATAAAGATTCTGAAAACGAAGAATTAATAAAATCATCTAGTACTACTAATAAAATAATATGTAATAATATTAATAAAATTATTACACATCTTTTAAATATAAATAAACATACAAAATGTTGGTGGTGTAAAAATTCATTTGATAATCCAGCAGTTCAATTACCTGAAGATTATTATAATAATACATTTTATTGTATTGGTAATTTTTGTAGTTATAATTGTGTTAAAAGTTATAATTTAGATTTAAATGATATATCTATATGGAAAAGAGAATCACTTATTAATTTATTATATTATAATACATATTCTAAATATATTAATATTATACCATCACCACATTGGATTACATTAAAAGAATACGGTGGTATATTATCAATTGTAGATTTTAGAAATAATTTTATTTATAATAATAAAGAATATTTATTATTGCATCCACCTATTATTTCTAGACAAATGCAAATTGAAGAATCTTATAAATTAAATAAATTAAGAGAAGTACCAATAGATAAAGTAAATAAATTATATTCTGATATAGAATCTGATTATATGATAAAAAGAAATAAACCTTTACATAATAATCATTTAAATTTAGAAATTACAATGGGTTTAAAAAAAGTAACTAAATAATTAATCATATATTTTAATAAATATATTTTTTAATATACTTTCATTTATTATATTTATTAATATATTATTATGCTCTTCTTTTGTTATATCTTCTGTTTCTAGTATATAATATGGTGCGGATTTATATTTTAATGTATATTTACATTTAATATTTAATAAAGTATCTTTTAAAAAATTAATTAAAGCAGTTATTCCATTTCCAGAAATAATTCCAATTTTACTAATATTTTTTAATATAATAATATTTCTTTTTTTATTATAAAAATTAATTAATTGATTAATTTTATTATCATTAATCCAAGTTTCTAAATTATTTATATTATTAATAAAAAATGTCCAATAAGATAAATTTTCATTTAATTCACGTCTTTTTGTATCTATTTTATGAATAATATTATTCCAAAAATCATTTAAGTCATACTCATTTAATAAACAAAATGATTTTATAAAATTTTCAAATATTTTATTTTCATTAAAATATTCTAATAATTTATCTTGATTATCACCTATATTTATTAATGATAATTGAATTGGAATATTATTATTTTCAACACGAGCTACTATTAATTTATTTAATTGAAATATTTTATTCCAATTATATACCGTTTTTTTATTAGTAGCATTATGTAAATTCATAATACCTCTACAATCATATTCTTCTAATATTGCAGTAAAATGATTCTCATTTTTTTTTAAAAATTTAACTAAAACTAATTCTTCAATTAAAGGTTCTGATATGCTATAAAATTTATAACTCATATTATTATTTAAATATATAATAAGTTTCTAAATAAAAAAATTATTTATAATTATTTTTTGAAAAATAAACAGCTTGTAAAAAACAATCTGCTAAATCATCTTTTTTTTTACTATTATTAAGATAATTACTCCAATCATTTAAATTTTTTATTAATTCAGAACAATATTTTATTCCTAATTCTTTTGTTATTTTATATTTATTTTTTGCTTGTTTTAATAATTCCTTATCATCATCATTAATCAATTTTAATTTATTAGAGGGAGACATAAATTTAACTTGTTTAATATTAGAATTATTAATATTTTTATCAAAAATACCACGTAATAAATAATAATCATATATTGTAGATGATATAGATTTCATTCTAGGATTTTTAAATGACGGTTGATTTTCAATAATAACATAATTTGCATTTAATAAATTTGTTCTTTTTTCTAATTCTGTTAATAAATTATATTTAATATCTTCAAAAGAAGGTTGTTTATGTTTATATGGTTTCATTTTTAAATCATTATAACATTTTTTAGCATGATAATTACAATAACATTTTGTATTATCATTACTATAATATCCATTTTTATTACATACAATACAAATATTTTTTATAAATGATTTCTTAAAATATTCATTAAACTCACATATATTCATATTAATTTTATTATGTTTATTACAATAATATTTAATTTCTTGATTTATTGTATTTGTATATGTACCATGGTCACCGCATTCACATTTACATTCATTTTTATTAATTAAATTTATTATATTCCATTCTATAATATTAATATTAGAATCTGTCATTTTTAATAAACAATAAGATAAATTAATAATACCTACATCAAACGATAATATAATATTCTCATTCATTTTTATATTATTAACATTAATAAATACGTTTTTAAATATAATAAAAATTGATTAATAAAATGTATATAAAATTATTTTAACTAATTATTATATGTCAAAATTAGAACTATATATTGGACCTATGTTTTCTGGTAAAACCACCGAATTAATAAGACAAATTAGATTATTAAAAATTATTAATAAAAAAATATTAATAGTAAAACCTATTATTGATAATAGATATGATGAAAATAAAATAGTTTCTCATAATATGGATGGTGAAAATTGTATTATTGTTAATAAATTAAATGAAATATCTAATGATACTATTAAATTAAATGATGTTATTATTATTGATGAAGGACATTTTTTTGATGATTTAAAAGAAAATATTAGTTATTGGCTTAATAATAATAATATTCATATTATTATTGGAGGATTAGATGGTGATTATAAAATGAATAAAATTGGACAAATATTAGAATTAATTCCTATTGCTGATAAATGTATTAAATTAAATTCTATATGTTTATTATGTAATGATGGTACAAAAGCACCATTTACATTAAGAAAAATTAAATCATCTGAACAAATATGTATTGGCGGAAATGATATATATATATCTGTCTGTAGAAAACATCATAGTATAATTTAATAAAAAAATTGATAAATATATATATAAAAACTTATTTTTAAAGTAAGTAAGTATGAATTATAATAAAATGAAATGGGATAATATAAATTTTATAGATTATGTTAATGTTAAAGAAAATGAAATTAATAATTTACCGAATGGTGTTAATATTTCAACTATGTGTGCTTCTTGTAATTTAAATACTAAAATTAATATTGTTAATATTGAAAAATATTTACAATTAAATGCGGATGATATTATAACAAAAAAGCAAAATAATGATAAAATAAAAACATTAACATCATTAAAAAATAATTCTAAAAAAATACATAAAATAGAATCAAAAAAAACAAATAATAATTATTTTTATAATCAAATAACAATAATTATTAGAATAACTCATGGATATACTGAAAATATTAATGAAGAACCTAGAATTAATATGAAATTATTTAAAAATGGTGCAATACAAATGTCAGGGTGTAAATCACTACATAATATTAATATTGCATTAAATAAATTAATATATAAATTAAAAGAAATTAAAGCTAAAGTAGATGATGGTAAAATTGTAGAAATACCATTTGTTGAAACACCAAGTGAAATTAATATAATTAAATTTAAAATAGATATGATTAATTCTAATTATAAAGTTAATATTCAAATTGATAGAGATAAATTATATGGATTATTATTAAAAAAACGTATTAAATCTACTTTTGAACCATGTATTAGAGCATGTATTATTGTTAAATATGCACCTTTAATTGAACAAAAAGATGTTAGTATATTTATTTTTCAAAAAGGTAATATTATAATAACAGGAGCAAAATCTAGATTAAGTATAATATCATCGTATGAATATATTAATGATATATTAATTACTCATATTGATGATATTATTAAAAAAGATGATAAAATAGAAGAAAATTTAATTATGGATATATATAATAATATTTTAAAAGATATTGAGGTTGGTATATTAAAACTTTAATATTGTTATATTAAAACTTTAATTTAAAACTTTAATTTAAAACTTTAATAATCATCACCTTTTGAAAATATTATTTTATTTTTATCACTTATTTGTACGGTATGTTCATATTGTGCTATATTTCCATTATTTATAAATAATGGTGGATATTCTTTTACAATTTGTAATTTACATAAATTATCTAGAGTATTATTATATTTATTATCTATATATCTTGATGTAAATGGTATCGTTTTAAAATTTGTATTTATTATATTATATAATTCCATATTAGATTCTGATTCATCTTGATATTTATTATTATTTAACATATATAAATTATTATCTCCAAAAGTAAAAACTTTATCATCACCGGTTGAACCAAATATTTCAACCGCATATACCCCTTCTTTAAATATTACATCTGATGCTACAATACCTTTAATTGCAGGTAAAAACATACCACCATGTAATTTTTCATGTAATATATTATGACCACCTAAATTTATTATAGGTTTAATTTCATATGAATCTAATATTTCTGATATTATACCACTCCATTCATTTATTCTTACATCTATACCTATATTTTGTATTCCTGTTTCTACAGCTTCATATACAGCTAATAATAATTTCCTATGTTTTTCATTAAATATTACTGTATATGCAGAATCGCATATCCAACCATTAATTTCAATACCAAAATCAATTTTTAATACATCATTATATTTAAATAAAGTTTGATCATCATTTGATGGATGATAATGTGCAGCACAATTATTTAATGATAAACTTACGGGGAATCCAATACCTTTATTTATTGTATTATATTGTTTTGATAAATTTATTGTTGTTTCTTCTATTATTTTTACAATATCAATTAATTTTATATTTGGTTTTAAATTATTATTTAATTTTTTTCTTACTTCTTTATGAATATTTGAAGCAATTAATAATGATTCAGTTATATTATCAGACATTTTTTTGATGATATATATCATTAACTAATGGGTTATCCTTTAAAGTATTTATAAAATTTGAATTTATATAATAAGAAGATGTTTCTATAAATGATTTATGATAGTTCATTGAAGGTACTGATGGTTTTGTAGTAAAATCTAAATTTTTAAATGGATGTGATACATAACTATATAATATAGGTTCAGCTAATTTTACATTCTCTACATTTATATAGGGTCCATGTAAATCTCCTTTTTTATTTCCTGGTCTATTATATGATGATATTAATTCACGTCTATCATCCAATTCTATATTATTAGTTGATAAATGAGATATTTTATTATCTATTTCACCTCTTATATTACCTATATAATTATTATCAATTGTTGATTCTTTTATTGTTGTTCTAGTTTTATCATTTTTATTTAATGTATAAATTTCTCCTGTTTTATCAAATACACGACCTTCTGGTGTTGATGTTAATGTAGTTTGTTTAATGGTTGTACGTGCATCATCATCATTTTTATGGTATGTTGATTCATTATAAATAGATTTTAATGGATTTATATTTGTATTATTTTCTGTTGTTTGTTTTATTGTTCCTTTTGCTATATCATTATTTAATAAATAAGAAGATTCATTAGATATTATATTACCATTATATTTATTATTTTCGGTTGTTTGTTTTATTGTTCCTTTTGCTATATCATTATTTAATAAATAAGAAGATTCATTAGATATTATATTACCATTATATTTATTATTTTCGGTTGTTTGTTTCACTGTTTCTTTAGCTGCATCGTTATTTAATAAATAAGAAGATTCATTAGATATCATATTACCATTATAGTTATTATTTTCGGTTGTTTGTTTCATTGTTTGTTTAGCTACATCGTTATTTAATAAATATGATGAATCATTAGATATTATATTACCATTATATTTATTATATTCGGTTGTTTGTTTAATTGTTTGTTTAGCTGCATCATTATTATTTAAATAAGAAGATTCATTAGATATCATATTACCTTTATATTTATTATTTTCAGTTGTTTGTTTAATTGTTTGTTTAGCTGGATCATTATTATTTAAATAAGAAGATTCATTAGATATAATGTTACCGTTATATTTATTATATTCAGTTGTTTGTTTAATGGTTTGTTTAGCTGCATTATTATTATTTAAATAAGAAGATTCATTAGATATCATATTACCATTATATTTATTATATTCAGTTGTTTGTTTAATTGTTTGTTTAGCTACATCATTATTATTTAAATAAGAAGATTCATTAGATATCATATTACCATTATATTTATTATATTCAGTTGTTTGTTTTATTGTTTGTTTAGCTGCATCATTCTTATTTAAATAAGAAGATTCATTAGATATCATATTACCTTTATATTTATTATTTTCAGTTGTTTGTTTAATTGTTTGTTTAGCTGGATCATTATTATTTAAATAAGAAGATTCATTAGATATTATATTACCGTTATATTTATTATATTCAGTTGCTTGTTTAATGGTTTGTTTAGCTGCATTATTATTATTTAAATAAGAAGATTCATTAGATATCATATTACCATTATATTTATTATTTTCAGTTGTTTGTTTAATGGTTTGTTTAGCTGCATCATTATTATTTAAATAAGAAGATTCATTAGATATCATATTACCTTTATATTTATTATTTTCAGTTGTTTGTTTAATGGTTTGTTTAGCTACATCATTATTATTTAAATAAGAAGATTCATTAGATATCATATTACCATTATATTTATTATTTTCAGTTGTTTGTTTAATTGTTTGCTTAGCTACATCATTATTATTTAAATAAGAAGATTCATTAGATATCATATTACCATTATATTTATTATTTTCAGTTGTTTGTTTAATGGTTTGCTTAGCTGCATTATTATTATATAAATATGATGATTCATTAGATATCATATTACCATTATATTTATTATATTCAGTTGTTTGTTTAATTGTTTGCTTAGCTGCATTATTATTATAAACCATATTATTTTTTATTTTAGAAGTGGCATTTGTTATAATATTATCTATATTATTTTCTTTCATTGTAGTTCTTGCTGGATCATAATTAGGCATATAATTAATATTTTCAGATGGATTTGTATTTAAAATAGGTACTGAATTTATTATATTTCTATTAGTTAAAGGTAATATCATATCATTAGAAAATATATAATTTGATTTACTTGTACCATTATTTATGAATCCTTTATTATTATTAAATATAGTTGTATCTTTTATAGTTGTATCAGGTTTATTATTATAATCAATTGTATAATTACCAGTATTAACATATATGGATGATTGATAATTAAAATTAGTATCTGTTCTTTGATTATCATAATTTTTATAGGATTTAATATTATTCATAGTTGGTTTATCATATATTGATGTTACACCATGTGAATTATCATTAAAATAAGTTTCTTTATTAGAAGATAAATATTTAGTAAAATTTATAGTGTCATTATCATTATTATTATTTTTTACTAATTCACTAAATCCTATATTAGAATTTATACCTGGATTCATACGTAATGTTGATGAATTGCTACGTTGCGATTTTACATTGGTAAAATCACCAATTTGTATTTCTTTATTAACAATAGCAGCATTTGGTACTAAATCACTAAATTTTTGCTCTTTAATATCATGTATTTTTACTTTTGTAATATTATAATCTAAACCACGTAAACTACCTTTTCTACCGGATTCTAATGGTTTATTTTCATAACTTATTTTATAATTAACATCAGTTCTTAAATCATTCACTGTTTTTGGATTAATACGATATACTGCATAATTACCTTTTTGTTGATCTGAATCTATACCTGGTTTAACACGCATATCTGTTTGAAAAGGTAAGTTTCCAAAATTATTTTTATTTGATGGTAAATATCTTTTTTCTAAATTATTTGTTATAGAAGGCATACCATTAACAAATGATAAATTAGATACGGGTTCAAATAATGGTGTTTTTTCTGTTTTTAATGCATAATATTCATAATTTCCTGTAAATGCTTCTAATTTTCTATTTGTTCTACCATCATTTAATATATCACGTCGTGCCGTATTTGGTATCATATTATTATGATAAAAATGATTTGGTGATATCAAATCATAATGTAATTCTTGATTTTGAATTTGAGAAAATCCTTGTTGAAAATCTAAATTTCTTTGTAATGAATTATTAATACCAGATTCATTTATTGAATTTGGTACACTTAAATTATCAAATCTTAATTCATCAAATTGTTGTAAATACTCTGAATTATATTTATTATTTAATATTTGTTTTAATTCTATTTTATTAATATTATTTTCTATATTTGTATTATAATTACCATTATATATATTTTCATTTAATAATATTCCTACCATTATATAAATAAATTGAAAAAAATTTTATTATTATTAATAATTAATAATAATAATATATTTTTATATTAATTAGTTATGGATGGTAATGCTTCACATGTATCAATAAATGTCTGTTTGGGAATTTTATAAGAATCTTTAAATAAACTTCTAGAATCTAAACCAATTTTAGTATCAACTGATTGAATTATATAATGTGGATTCATAGGTAAATAAGGTGCTACCGTATAAGAAGTTAAACTCATACTTCTAAAATCATCAATTGGATTTGTAAATCGTGTATCTTCAGATATTAATAATTTTGAATTATTATTTTTATGATTTAATAAAATATTTTCTAAATTATTTACATAATTATTTGTTTTTGATAATTTATGAGGTCTCCATGATAATTTGGATTCAATATCAACACTTTTATAATTTTCTAAACTATGTACATCTTCTGCTGTAGATACATCTGATTTTGAACCTATAGGACCATTAAATGATATTACAGGATCAATATTTTCTGCAAATGGACCAAATAACCTATAATCACCGGGTATAGTACTTCTTTTCATTTGTAAATCATATGCTGAATCATCATATATTGTTCTATTAAATGACATATATATTAATATAGATATTTTTTTTAATAAAAAGTTATATTATTTATGATATAGCTACTCTTATATTTTCTTCATTTAACATATTTGTTTTTGGTTTTTCTAAATTATTTGGAGTTATATAATATATACTTTCGCATAATTTATTTGGAGTTAAATCTGGATATTTAAATTCTTTATTAGGATCAAATTTTAAAGATGGACATTTTGTATTTAATCTTGATAATCCATATAATTCATTTTCTACATTTGCTCTATCATTAAAATCTAATATACTTGGATAATCACCAATAGGACATTGGGTTGAGTTTTCATATTTTCCTTTATATAAAAAATATTCTAATTGTCCAGTACTTTCTTTCATTGTTGTATCATAAGCACATGAATCATATATTAAACGGTTTGAACTCATATTATTTATATAATATACATTAGAAAAAAATATTAAACTTTTATTTTATAAATCCATTGTAATATTATTGTTTCTAATAATCCTTCCGGTAATATATCTGTTTTTATATATGTATTATATAAATAATTATTTAATTCAGATTTAAATTTATTTATATTAATTTTATATGTTTTTAAAATTTTTAACATAATATATTTTACTTCTAGACTTATTAACCAATTTAATTTTACATTTGATATATTTATAAATGGCATTAAATTATATAATAATATTTCTAATTTATTTGAAGGACAACTTAATTTATTTTTTAACTCATACTCTAATTCTTCTTTTAATATATTTATATATGTTATTCTAGAATCTTCATTTAAATTATTTAATAAAAAATCTAATTTATAAATTAAATCTTTAAAATATATTTCTACATTAGTTGGTTTATTATATTCTATATTTAATTTTAAATCTGGATTAATATATTTAAATATAAAATCTAAATGCAATAATATATTATTATTATTATTATTATTATTCAATATTAATTTTATTATTAATAAAATATCTATATTATAACCTTTATTATTATATAATTTACCATTACGAAATTCTAAATGTTTCTTCATATCAGCACCATATATAGTTAAAAAAGTTATTATATTTGGATCTTTTTCTAAACATGCATATTCTAATAAAGTATGTCCATAATATGTTATTTCATCTATATTAGCACCCAGTATGAATGAATTTTTTAGAAAATTAGTATCACCAAATTTTATTGCATAATGTAATGGAGATAATCCATTTTCATTATATATTTTAAAATTTATTTCATTATATTTATATTTATTTATATCTAAAAAAATACCTTCTTCTATCATATTAAATAAATTTTCATTACAATTATTTAATTCTTCATTATTATCTATTGAATATTCTATAGATTCATAAAAAAATTTACTACATTCTGTTTCTGTTTCATCTATTATATTTATATATTTTTCTTTTAATGGTACATTTTTTAATTCATTTATTATATTTAATGTCTGTTTAAAATATTCAAATGATTTATTTTTATTTTTTTCAATATTTTTTTTTCCTAATAAATAAAATTTCAAAGATTTTATTAATTTATCATTTATATTTTTTTTATTTTCTTCATCTAAATCTATATTTTCTTTAAATATATCATTCATTTATATTATTTATAATTGTATTAATTTTTTAAATAAATAATTATTTAATATTCAAAATGTATTTTATTATTAAATAATTCATCTTTTATTTTATTACATTTATTTAATCGTCTAGTTGAATCACCACCCCTTGGAAATGGTAATACTAAATTATCAGGATTTTGAAAATTTTTATCTAAATAATTAAATCTAAAATCAAAAAATTGTTTATTTTCTATATATTCTTTAAAAGATTCTTTATCTGATCTTGATGCATTTCCTTTTCGTATTTCGTTTGATATATTTAAATTACCAAATCCACGACCTGCGCTTATATTTTTATTATTATAATATTCTATTGATTGATTATTTTTATCACGATAATTTATAGATGGTTTTAATAAAATTGTTTCATTATCTATCATATTTTTTTTTTGTTCATTCATTATCCAATGACCTGGTGTATATTGTATAGGAGTTTCTCTATTAAAATATTTTTTTTTAAATTCCATTATATATATTAATATATTAATTTTTATGCTGAGGTATATGAGCAATATAAATAATATCAGTACCCCATTTTTTTAATATATTTTCATTAATTAATTTTAAACTATTATTTTTAGAATTTGTATTCCATATTTTTATAACAACATTATTATTTTTTTTTAAACATATAGATAAACCTACTATTTCATCAGATATAGTAGGACATAATTTATTTATTAATAAATATACTGATAAATCTTCCCATAATTCATCTGCTTGATTTTCACATACTTTAAATGACCAACAACCACCATTTATATTTTCATTATCTTCCCATAATGGAGTGATATTTTCTCTCATTAAAAAAAAATGTTTATTAGATATTCCTCCTATAACATTAAAATTATTATATAATTTCCAAAAATTAATAATATTATCTATTTTATATATATGTTTATATCCAGATAGTTTCCAATTATCTTTATCATAATGATACCATAGTATCCATGAATATTTTAATTGAAATTCCATAATTTATATTAATATAATATATCTTTTTATATAAAATTATGATATTATTATATAAAAATTATTTAAAATAATGCCATTATTTATAATAATATATATGATTTCAAAATTTACATTAATGAGAATTAGAAATTTTTTAGTTTCTAATTTCTTTGTAAATATTAATACAATAATTATTAATAATAAATATATACATATTGATAATTATTTTTTATTATTTTTTATTTTAAAATTAATTCCATTTTATTTTTATAAAAGTATAAGTAAAAATTATGATATAAATTTTATATATAGTTATGATAATATATTTAATATTACTAATATTAAAAAAAATTATATTTTACCAATAATAATAAATTATACTTTTATTAATGATACAAAAATATTTAATTTTAATCAAATTAAATTTTATAATTCAAATATTCCATTTAATTATATTATTGATAAATATAATTTACATGATTTTAATCAAATTAAAATTAATTATTTATATGAAAATAAAAGTATAAATAAAATATTATATATTAATGAATATAAAGATAAAAAAATATATGATTTATTTTATTAACTTGATAATAATATTGCATTAATATCTTTAATCCATTCATTTACACTTTCTTGATCATTAAATAAAATATTATTATTTTCTTTAATTTTATTTTCTATTTTATGTCTATACTTTATATTTGTTCCTAATTTAATTGCTAATGATGTATATTTTTCTTTATTAGTACATATTAATTCATTCATTTTCATTTTTTTATAAAATCCAGTAGTAAATCTACCATTTATCATATCACTAGATTGTGTAACTACAACTTTATTTAAACTAAATGCTTCTAATGAACTATTACATCCTCCAAATGGGTATGGATCTAAAATAATATCACATATATTAATTAAATTTAAATATTCATTATGTGCCATTCCTTTAACAAAATGAAATTTAGAAACAATATTTTTATTATTGAAACGTTTAATAAAATCTGATTTTGAATCATGATCCAATAAAATAATACAAGAATTATTAACAGATTCTAATATTTTTATTAAATAATTATCATATATAGGATTAAATTTAAATAAACTTTGTGCACAAAAATATAATATAACATCATCCGTAAAACCAAATGAATAACGATTTTTAAATAAATTAATATTATATCTAGATGCAGGATTAATATAACAAGTACATAATGAATCTTGTAATATTAATTTTTCAGAATAATGTGTTTGAGCTTCATTATAAGATAATTCATATAATTTAGAACTAAAAAAATAATCAATAGTATCAATACCACATGAATCAGAATGTCCCCATGTATTTATTTGTACTTTTGCTAATTTCATATGTGCTATAAAATAGGTAATTGGATCCATTCCAATTTCACAAAATACTAATACATCCAATTTTAATTTACCTAATGTTAATTTTGTTTCAGATAATTTAGATGTTAATTTTATATGCTTCGCTTTACCATATAAATATTTAACTTCCTCTGTTAAATTATCATATGTAGAATAATACACATTAAATTCATTAGTATCAGCTATTTTTTTTATAATTTGATGCCTATCTTTAAATACACTATGCCATCTAGTTAAAAAATTAGCATGAAAACATATATTAATTTTATCATTTTTAAAATTAGTATCAATAGAATAATTTAATTCTGGACATATTTTTCTTATTAATTTAGATTTTAATTTATATATATCAACGGAAGGTATTCCTTGATATGCTAAATAAAAATTACATACAGGAATAGCTATAATAGTATCTAAATTACATGTAGGTATATCTTTTAATAATAAATATTCTAAATTATTTTTTATTTCAATTCGTTTTTTTATAAATTCATCATATGTTGTATAATAAGCTGAAAAGTTAGTAGATAAATATATTAAAAAATGTAATAAACATATATTATTATCTTGTGAGTTAATAGATAATATTTTATCTATACTCATAATATCTTTTAATTCAAATACTTCATTTACTAATAAATTAAATTTTTCAATTATATTAATTTTTTCAATAAATCTACTAATTGAATAAAATAAAGTTATTAATATTTTTTTAAGATTTTCTTTATTTATTAAATTATTTAATTTAATATAATTAATAAAATCTAATATTACAATTATTGTATCTTCATCTATAGAATTTAACATAGTTAATAATTTTTGAAAACATAATAATGTAATTCCATTATATTTATCATCTGTTGCTAATTTTAACATTTTTGTATATAATTTCATCATAATTTTTTGATTTTTAACATTATTAAATAATATTACTAAATTTGATAAATATTCTGGATCATTAATTATTGCAATAATTTTTATAGCATCTGCTAATAAATCTTCTTCTTTTTTACATAATGCTAACATACTTATTTTTTTTGTTAATAAACTAAATATATTACTTGCATTATAATTATTATTAATTTCTTCATTAATATTATTAATTATATCAGGATAATTTCTTACTAATAATAATTGATTTTGAATAAATCTATTTGATGTTTTATATTTTTTATTATAATATATTATATTTTTATTATAACTATCATCATATATATAAGTTTTAATAATATTAAATATATTTATTGGTTTTATATCTATAGATAAATCAATGGATGCATAAAAAAATGGTAAACATACAAATTCAGAAGCATCTATTGATATTATATTATCTAATATTACTGTTTTTTTAATTTTATGATATTTATTTAATAAATTTAAATCTAAATTTAAATTTTTTAAATTAGTTAAAATTATTTTTTCAAACCATAATAATCTTTTATTATTTATATTAAAAAACCATGTCCAATTATTACATATATATATATAAAAATTTATATTATTTTTTTTACAAAATGCAGTTAATAAGTCAATATCTTCTTTAATTTTAATATTATGAAATAATGTAATTCTACAATGATCATATTTTGGTAATACTATATTATAAATATCATCTATTTTTTCAATAAACAATATAATATTATAATTTATATGATTATAATTAGATAAATATAAATTATACGAATTATATGAAATTTTATTTGTTATAAAATTATCATAATTTTTATCTTTTAATTTTAATAAATTAATATATTCTATAGTTATATTTTTAGGTGGTACAATATGATCAATTTCATTTATATTTTTTGATTCAAATAATATATTGTAAATATTTAATTTATTTATATCTATATAATTTATATTAATATTTATATTTTCTGCATTTACATAATATATACTTTTACATTTAGATAAATAACAAAATTTATCAGTTATATTTTCTAATTTTTTTTCAAAATTTATTATTGGATATAAATCTTTGTCAAAAAAAATATAATTACCTTCTAATTTTTCTTCTATTAATGAATTTAATGTTTTAAACTGTATATTAAATTTACGAAAAAAATATAATATATTTATTGTAAATGGTGTTTCTGTGGTTACTATTGTTAACATTATTAATAATAATATTATAATATTTTTCTAAATATAATTATTTAATTATTTATTTTTTAATTTCTTTATATATAATTGTTTATATATATATATATATAAACAATTATTATATATATAATATAATGCCATCATATAAAAATAATGATAATGACAATAATAAAACAAAAAAAGTATATAAAAAAGCAGGAAGAACAATATTAATTAAATCAGCATCTGGTTCAAATATAGAGGAAGACCTTATTAATAATTTAGAAAATGTAGTTAATAAATCAGAAACAAAATCTCAACAATCTGTATTTTTAACTTTTGATACAATTGAGAATGCATTAGCTGGATTTAAACTAATTAAGGCATGGAATAAAGATTATCGTGTTAAATTTAGTTATTATCAAATTTATTTTACTATTAATGGATTATCTGATAATTTTGATTATAATCAAGTAAAATCAGAGTTTATTAATCATTTATCAACAAAAATTGATTCAAATGTTTTATATTTTAAATTTTATAAAAAAGATGATAAATATATTAATTGTGGAGATTTTACAATTGACACATTTGAAGGTATGAATTTATTATTAAATAAAGAAAAAGGAAATAAAGAATATACATTTGGATCATATAATGGTATTTTTTATCGTTATAACAGCAAAAAAACAAATTAAAACAAAACAATTAAATTAAATTAATTATATATATAATTAATTTAATTTAAATTAATTAATCGTTTTTTTTAACTTGATATTGTTTTTTATTTTTAAAATCAATATCATCTTCTAATGAAATTTGTTTATTAATAAAAGATAAATCAAAAACTCTATCTGATATATTTAAATCTTTTTTTTTTTGATTATTATTTTCTATATTAATATTTTCCATCCATGAATTATCAACATTAAATTGTGATTCAATATTTTGTTCATTTTTATCTGGAGTATTATAATTAAATATACTAAATGATGTATTATTATTAATTTCCTCTAATTTTTTATCATAATTTTTTTTTAAATTATAATTTAATAATATATATAATCCTGTTTTTAATAATTTAATTTTATAAATATCTTCATCAGATAAATTATTAAAATTAAATTTATTTATATTTATTTTATATGCTATTATAATATCATCACGAGTAGCATTATTTGATATATTAAATATATCATAATAATTATCTATAATATTCATTAATATATATATTATATTAATGATATAAAAAACGCTATTAACATAATTATTATTTAATATATTCATATATATATATATATGAATATATTAATATACTCATCTTCATTATCAGGTATATTAATTATATTAGTTTCTTTTTTTAATTTATTACATAAATTATTACCATATATTTATTTAGGAATATTAACAAGTATACTTAATCATTCGCATAAATCATTATATTATAAATGGTTAGATAGAATTTATATGGTTATTCTAACATTTATTGTAATAAAATATTTATATAAAAAAAATAAAGAATTAATATTATATTTAATATTACCAATAATATGTTATTTTATATCTAAAATAAATACAGAATTAGTTATATTTCATGTATTGTCACATATTAGTGTTACTTTGTTATTAATATATATAATAATTAATAATATATAATTAAAAAAAATGAATAAAATATTATTTAAGAAAAGATTATCTAATATAGAATAATGTTTATTAATGAACAAAATATAAAAATATTATTTTCAAAAATTGATCCAACTAGTGAATTTGAAATAATGTTTAATAATTATAAATCTGATAATAAATTATCAATTATTAAATTTATGAATTTATTAAATATAATAAAATATAGAGCTATTAAAGAAGATTTAAAAATAGAGAAAGATGTATCACTAGATATATTATATAATTATAATAATAATGATAATTATAGAATAACAATAGTAGAATTAGATAGAATAAATAAAATATTAAATTTAATTCATCAAAGAAAAAATAACGTAATATTTTCAATATTAATTACACAATTTAGTAATTCAGAAGGTTTTAGTTTTATAAATAAAATAAAGAATCCTAATAATATTATAGATTTAGATCAATATAATATTAGAATTAGATCAAGTAATGAAATACCTTTAGATAAAAAAATATTAAATTCATTATCTAATTTACAATTTACGGAATCTGAAAAAATTTTATTTCGTTATAAACAACGAATAAGTTTAATATTGAAAGATGATCCAATATATGGTAAATTAAAATTAGATTTATCAATTATAAAATCTAATTCTAATCCTAATGAATTATATAATACTCCTAAACAATTTGAGGTTGAATTAGAATATACTACACATAATGAACCTAATATAGATATATTATCTGATATTAATAATGAAATAATTATAATTAAAAAAATATTAGATAATAGTAATATTTTATTGTCAAAAGATGAAAATATTAATATTATTTCAATATATAAAAAAATATTATATGGGTTAGAATCATATGCATTAAATAATTTATATTCAATGCAACCTATTTCAACTGAAGTTCAACATATTGTTGATAAAATACCTAATAAATATAGTGTTACAGATAAAGCAGATGGTGATAAATTTCAATTATTAGTTTTCAATAAAGTATTATATTTATTATCAAATAATTTAGTTGTTCAAAAAATTAATAAATCTAGTATTAATATTAATACAACCATTATTGAAGGAGAATTAATAAATTATAATAATAATAATTTATTTTTAATGTATGATTGTTTATATTATGATGGAAAAGATATTAGGAATGAAAGTTTATTAATAAATAGATTAAAATATATTTATGATTTTTGTGATTTACTTAATATTAAATATCATAAAATTGAACAATATGATAAAGAATTTAATATATCATTAATTGAAAAATATTATGAAAACAATATTATTAATTATTATAATACATTAAATAATACTATTAAAAATTCAAAAGAAGATATTATATGTAGTCCTAAAATATTCTTTTTTCCATTAGGAGGAAATAATAGTGAAGTATTTTTATATAGTAAATTATTATGGAATGCATGCACAAATCATCCATTAATTAATTGTCCATATTTATTAGATGGTATTATATATACTGGATTAGAACAAAAATATGTTAGAGAAAAAAGAGAACAAAAATATCCAATTTATAAATATAAACCACCTGAAAAAAATTCTATTGATATTTATATTACATTTCAACGTAATATTGAATTAGGAGGATTTTTAGAGGTATATGATAATTCTATTAATAATTTAAATACTAATAAAATATTTAGAATTGCTAATTTTTATGTTTATGATGTTATTAATGATAAAGAAGTTCCAGTACCATTTATGAAAGAAGAAAATAATCATGAAGCATTTTTTCAATTAGATAGAGAAGAAGTTAGAGATGTTGAAGGTAATTTAATAAGTGATAATACGGTAGTTGAAGTTATATATGTTAATGATCCGGCTATTCCACATCAATATAGGTGGAAAATTTTAAAAACAAGATGGGATAAAACAGAATTAGTATTGCGTGAAAATAAAAGATATGGCAATTTTAAAGATAGCGCTATTAAAATTTGGAAATCTATTAGAGAATCAGTTTCTATTAATGAAATAAAACAACTAGCTAATCCGGATACATATATATATCAAAATAAATTATTATCACAAAGAATTGATTATAAAGTAATTTCATCTGAACGTGCTCAAGATATGTATTATCAAAAAACTACAAATTTAGGTGAAAAATTTAGAGAATTTCATAATTGGATTAAATCATCATTAATATATACATATTGTGTGGCTAATAAAGAAAATATTAATGGTAAAATTAAAAGAAAATCAGTTTTAGATATAGGATGTGGTAGAGGTGGCGATATTATGAAAATGTATCATGCTAGAGTTCAAGAATATGTAGGTATTGATAATGATTATGAAGGATTATTTGGTGCATTAGATAGTGCATTAATTAGATATCAACAAAATATGTCTAAATATCCTGATTTTAATAAAGTTATATTAATTCAAGCAGATGCTACTATACCTCTAATATCTAATTTACAAGAAAAAAAATTAACTAATATGACATTAGAAAATAAAAAATTAATTGATACTGTTTTTAATAAAGAAAAAAAATATGATATTATTAATATGCAATTTTCTATTCATTATTTATTTGATTCACAAGTATCAGTTAATAATTTAATAAATATTATAAGTACTTATTTAAAACTAGATGGTTTTTTAATTTGTACATTATTTGATCCATCTAGAGTTATGAATTTATTAAATAATAAAGATGTATTCACATCATATTATACGGATGATAATGGACAAAAAAATAAATTTTTTGAAATTATTAAAAAATTTGAAGGAGATTATGAAGATAAAGTTAATCAACCAATTGATGTATTTATGGCATGGCTTGATCAAGAAGGTAAATATAAAACAGAATTTTTAATTTCTCATAATTTATTAATTAATACTATGGAGAAAGCTAAATGTGTATTAATTGAATCTGATTCATTTGAAAATATTTATAATATTAATAAAGAATGGTTTTATAATGTAATTGATCATGAAGAAAATATTAAAAATAAAAAGTTCTATAAAAATGTTGCACAATTTTATGGAGATTTAAAAGGGGTTGATAAAGAAAGTTTAACATGGAATAAATTAATTAAATATTATATATTTAAAAAAATATAGTATATTATTTTTTATTGAAAATTTTATGTATTTTGTTTTCAATTTTATAATATATTTTATTATCATTATCAATATATTTATTTATTATATAAATACCAATTATTGATATTTTTTGAGTAGATGTATTAACATTTAATGTTATGTTATCATCATATGGTACAGTTATATTATACATATCCAATGTTATATCAGGGTCTTTAATATTATCTATTGTATTATTATTAAATATTATATAATCTATATTGTCATTATTATTTAATAATTTTTCTTTAGGTAAAATCATATTATATTATATTATATTATTATTTTATATTAATAAACTTAATTCAATATAAGGTGTTATATATGAATAAAAAGTTGGTATATATACATAATCAATTGGATATAAATAAGGGTAGTACCACCAATAATAAATAGGTTGGGTATTATTTTTTAAATATTTACTTGCGCGTTTATAAAATTTTGTATCAGAATCAGTATCAGATGAATCGGATGATTCGGAATCATCTTTTTTATGTTTTTTATGATGTTTCTTTTTACTGCTACCACCCGTTTTTAATTTAATTTTAATTTTATCTAAATTTGTTTTAAATTTATTTAAAACATCCACATTTATTTCTGATTTTATATCAATTATTTCAAAATTAACTTTATCATCATTTTTTGTTTCTTTAACTAAATAATTAAAATATTTCCCTTCACTTGAACTTCCTTTTTGAATAGTAAAATAAAAAGAAGGTATTGAATTATTAAAATGTTCAGATAAATTTTTATAAAAGATATTTGCTGCTTCTTTAGAATTACGTGATTTTATTTTTGATTCAAATAAACCTTCTATATAAGGATTTATTAATTGATATGTATTAACCATTATATATTATAATTAGATATTATTTTTTTAAAATTAAATTATTTTAAAGATTACAAATATAATATATTTATATATAAATATAAAAATGGTATATATTTTAGAAATAAAAACTAATCAAGCTATAGCTATTAAAATAGTTATTGATGCAATAAATTCATTATTAACGGATGGGAATTTTGATTTTTTCCCATATAATATTGATGAAAATACTATTGGAGGTGTTGTTATTAAAGAAGTCAATAAAACAGGTAAAATTTTAGTTTATATGAAATTAGATGCAGATAAATTTGATGTATATAAATATAATTATCATAAAAAGAAATTAACATTAGGAATTGACATTAATAATTTATTAAAATGTTTAAAATGTATGTCTCATTTTGATATAATGTCATGGTTAGTTGATGATGAAGATATTAATAAATTAATTATTATATTAGAAAGTAGTGAAAGGAAAGAAAAAAAAACATTTAAATTAAATTTAATGGATATTGAAGAAGAAACTTATGATATAGCACCTATTCAATTTCCATATTTAATTACAATGTCATCTCAAGATTTTCATAAATATTGTAAAGATATGAGTACATCCACTGATAAAATTGAAATTAAAGCAACATCAAATAGATTATATTTTTCTGGAAAAGGAGAAATAGGTAATATTGAGTTTGAGATTGGTGAAACAAACGGAGGTTTATCTATTACATCAACAACATCAAATAATAATGAAATTGTACAAGGTTTATTTGAATTAAAATTTTTATTAATATTTACAAAATGTACAAATTTATGTAATCAAGTTATATTATATTTAAAAAATGATTATCCAATTATTGTAACATATCAAATAGCTGCATTAGGAGAAATTAAATTAGTATTATCTCCTACTAAATCTAATTAAAATATTAGTCCTGTAAAATTATTCCAATAACTATCTTGGTTTACTTCAGGTACTGGTTCTGCTTGTTTTACTTCAGGTAATGGTACTGCTTGTTTTACTTCAGGTACTGGTTCTGTTTGTTTTACTTCAGGTACTGGTACTGCTTGTTTTACTTCCGGTATTATGTCTGCAGGTTTTACTTCCGGTATTATGTCTGCAGGTTTTACTTCCGGTATTATGTCTGCAGATTTTACTTCCGGTATTATGTATGCAGGTTTTACTTCCGGTATTATGTCTGCAGGTTTTACTTCCGGTATTATGTCTGCAGGTTTTACTTCTGCAGGTTTTACTTCCGGTATTATGTCTGCAGGTTTTACTTCCAGTATTATGTTTGCAGGTTTTACTTCTGCCTGTTTTACTTCCGGTATTATGTCTGCAGGTTTTACTTCTGCCTGTTTTACTTCCGGTATTATGTCTGCAGGTTTTACTTCCAGTATTATGTCTGCAGGTTTTACTTCCAGTATTATGTCTGCAGGTTTTACTTCTGGTATTATGTCTGCAGGTTTTACTTCCAGTATTATGTCTGCAGGTTTTACTTCTGGTACATGATCAACCTGTAATATATTACATTTATTTTCAGTAGTATCATATTTTCCACCTTTATTATTACAACATGTTGTTAAATCAACATCAGAACATTTAGCACTACTATCAACAGGGCATTCTTGTCCTCCATTTTCTGCTTTTTGTGTAATATTATATGTAGTTTTTTGAGTGGTTGTACTACAATCACATGGTAATATAGTAGGTACTGCTTTACAATCAATAGGTATATCACATTTATTTGTATTATCATTATATTTTCCTTTATTTTTAGTACATTCTGTTTTATCACATGTTGTTAAATCAACATCAGAACATTTAGCACTACTATCAACAGGGCATTCTTGTCCTCCATTTTCTGCTTTTTGTGTAATATTATATGTAGTTTTTTGAGTGGTTGTACTACAATCACATGGT